CGTGTTGTCCACGGCCGTGGACGCCCGTGCCGCGGCGCTCGCCAGTGAGGCCAGCGTGATCGTGATAGTCTGCCCCGAAGTGCCATACTGCGGCACCATGCGGCCCTTGACGGCCATTGCCGCCTGATCGCTCGCGACGACGACAGGCGTCGACGCGGACATGGTTTTCTGCCCTTGGGTGTTGATGCGGCCCGTAAACGTCGCGTCGAGCATGAACCCCGGCGCGAGGTTCAGTCGCCCGGACGTATCCAACGACACGTAGCGAGCCGACGTGCCATCCGTCCCCGCGACGAGTATGGCAGGCGTCTGGGACGGTATCGTAACCCCCGCCTGGACAGGCAGTGCGCGGCCCGACGAGTCGTAGAGAATAGCTGCGGGTGAGTCGCTCATGTGCGTGTCCCTGAGGCCGTGAGAATGTTTCCGTCTGGCGTGTCGACAAGCGTACCGATTACCGTGACGCCGTCTGTCGCGTAGAGTTTGAACGTGATCGACGTCGGCACTTGCGAGCCGTTACGTACGATCAGCTTTTCAAACATGAGCGTGGTTTTGCTTGAGTCCGTCCACCAGCGTTTTGCCGTGGGAAATGGCTGTCCGGTGATCTCGTAGTACGAGCCTGGTGGGCCATCCGAACCGATCCACGCAAGCAGCGAGCTCGTGTCCACCGAAGGGGCGGACGCTCGGAAGTCGTCGACGCGGACAATGCGCGCATGCTTCGAGCCCGCGTCCCATGCAGACTGCACTTCGAAGATAACGCGGTAGAGTAACCGCGACTCAACACTGAACGGCGTGGTGCGTCCTGCGAAAATTGCGTTCTCATTTTGGCCGAAGGCGCACTCACCGATCGAACCGTATTGCGCCGTCCCAGGGACGGCAACAATGGGATCCGAGATGTCGTTGGTGGCGAAGATCCAGTAGGCGACGAACCGAGCGTTGCTCGCTTCGACGAGGGACCATGTGCCGCCACTGTATTGATTTATCTGCGGCGTATTGGTGCCACCGAAAACAAACGGATACACCGTGGCTGTCGACTTATTCCAAGTCGACGCCCCCGACATGTACACCACGGGGATCTTCGCGCAGTCAGATGCGCTAACGGCTGCCACAGGAAATGGGTAAGTGCCGAGATCCTGTTCCCAGCGCGCAGTGCCCGTGCCATTTGTGATCCCTATCGCTATGTCCTCGTCGTAGACTACGCCGCCTGTCAGAGAGAGACAGACGTGCCGCCCGTCCGCATTCGGCGCGCTCGTGGTGATCTGCGTGCCAATGGCGAGCCCCGACGCATACGCGGCCCCGACGCCATAGTGAAGCGCCTGGTGCGTTCGGTTGTCCATGGGTGGCCCATTGACAGCGTCACCGTGTAGTTCGTAGCCCACGGTGATACTCGCCGAGCCGTTCCAGTAAACGCTAGCCACGGGCGCGTCGGTGATAATGTTCCAAGCTGTCTGGCTCGTCACGAGCGTCCCTGACGAGTCCCAATAAATGAACCACGTCCCTGCCCCGGTACCGATCTGCGCATTCTGCGTCGTCGTCACCGCGCGGCGAATACCGCCAGACACGACGTCGTAGCTACCCATGGTAGGCGTGATCGTGAGCGTGCGAGTGCCTTCAGTCCACGTGAGCGAAACTTTCGACGGATCAGGGTGGCCATTCACCCAAATGGCGTCTTTTTTTATCTCGTCGACAGCGCCCGCGGTGATCACGTGCGTGACGAACTGCCCCGCAGTATGCGAGGCGGGTGTCGTCCCTTCCCCGCCCCGAGTTACCGTAAATACGGCACCCGATCGGGTGGACACCACCATGATCTCGTCGTCGACAATGACGCGAAACACGCCCGTCGCCGGGAACGTGGACGCGTCAGCAACCGTGAGGTTTGTCTGGGACGCATCCATGCTCGACGCGAGCGTGGACTTAGCTCGGTTGCTATACGTTTCCACGGTGTTTTCTGTAGAGATAGAGAGCCATCAGCACGAATACGACGGCGCCCACTGCGAGCGCCCAGAAGGTGTATTTCGTGGCAGCCGCAGAGAGCGCCGCGACGACGAAGCCTACCAAGACAGCCAGCGCTGACTTCGGGGCCGTGTCGGCCTTGATCGCGTCGGGTGTCTGCGGCGAGGTATCCACGGCTTCAGGAATGGGCGCGTCGACCTCAGCGGGGATAGGCGGGACAGGGATACCATCCGGGTGCGTATCCTCTACGCGTTCCGGTGCCACTATCGCAGGCGCGTCGGGCCACTCAATCAAGTCGCAGTCGAAGTAGCCCTGCAACGGGCGCCACGCGTCGAACGTAGGCCCGAGCTTGCGTCGGCTGATGGTGCACGAGGTCCCAGACTTCGCGCCCTTCGCGCTGCCACCGCCCTCAGCGGTTTCCCAAAACCCGGGCTCAATCTGCCGCAGGAAGATCCCTACGTGTCCGTCGTTCGCGCCGCTGTTCTGCACGAAAAACACGTCGCCAGGCTTGGGAACGTTGCCCGTTCGCCATGGTTTCCAGGCCTTGCTGCCAGTATCCAGTTGCAGATATGAGAAGATCCCAATTCCGTTGTGCGCGATGTTTGTTTTCTTCCCGCACCACGCATGGACAGCGCGCACGAACAATGCGCAGCTCGTCGTCCAGGGCGAGATATCCGCGACGTACGCGTCCCCGAGTTTGCCCGACGGGTTCATGTCGCAGTTGATAAACTTCTTGTACCACGCATTCCGCAGTCCGAATCCCATGGCGCCGTCGGCGAGAGCTTCGGTACAGCAACGAACCACGCAATCGCGGATCGGCTCGCCAGGATTGCGAGCGAACGTCCAAGTTTTTTCGGGGATCATTTTACGTCGTACCTCGCTCAAGACAGCGGTTAGCGAAGCCGCGTACTTCGCAGGATCCGCAGTGAAATAATGGGAAGCATGCAGCGCTCGGGCGTAGCCCTCAGCGTCGCCGTTGAGCAGCGCCGGCCAGCTCGCGCCGTAGTTCGCATGCAGCAAGAGCAGCATGTCCATCGCCGCCGCTTCGAAGGACGCCCACGCGCGAAACCGTGACCACTTGTGATCGGGCTTCACAATAATACTGGCGTACGGGATACCGTTACGCTCGTACCTGCGCACGATCGCAATCCGCGAGTCGTTCGGCGGGACGCGGTCCATGGGCAGCTCTTCGCCGCACTCGCGCTCGCAGTACATATCCGTATGCGAGATCGATTTGATATTGCCCAAGTTGTGATTGAAACAGAAACGCCACCATCCGGACTCGAGTGCCGAGTGCGCAACGAGTAGTTCAACAGCCTTGCGAGGCGGCTCTTCGTGATAGAGCTCGCCCCATGCGTCCGCGAACGCGTCGTATATGTCCGCCGTACTACACGGCGTTTGCTTTGCGTCGACTATTCCCAAAGTGCTTTGCCTTCGTCATGGTTGCTTGCCGCTCGACAGCCTCGACGACTTCGTCGAATGTGCCGTAGCGGATATGCGTCCAGCCGTTTACGTGAGTGAGGTGAAATCGCTTGTATCCGCATTCTCGGATTTCAAACTCGCCAACCACTGTGCCCACTGCATGTCCTCTTTGTTCACGTGGTGCACAATCCAGTCGCGCATGAAGTTGGCGACGTCGATCGGCACGTCTCGATAGTGATCGTATTTCCACCGAAGCTTCGCGATATCCGAGAGCAGCCACTCATGAAGGCGCTTGTGCTCACGCACTTGCGGGTAGTCTGCAATCAGCACCTCTTCGGCCTCGAAGTGTCCTCGCACCACGCCTTCGATTTCGTTGAGCTTGTGACTCAATACCGAAGCCATACGCTTCGCAAACACGGCTTCCGCAAACTCTTGTGCGAGCCGAGCAATCAGCGCGTGCTCGTCATCCACGAACCCCACGCCGGTTAGTTTGAGAGGCGGTCGGATGAACACGTTCCCCCCATGGCGCGCTTGAGTTTGATATGCGTAAGCAGATCGCGATAGATCAGCTCGTCGTCGACAAGATCGGCCGCCTTACTGAGCCCGAGCCTGCGCAGCAGTACGCTGAGTGCGTCGAGAACTTGGGTGTCTAGTGCCCGCAACATTTCTTCGCCAAACTTTCCGGTAGGCCGTACAGCACGTAGTAGGTTTTGGGCGTCGTAATGCCCCACGTTTCTTCGTCGCGGCGTTGCATGGAATAGGCTGCTGTAGGCGGACACTGGCGACACGAGTGCCGCACGAGCAATTCAACAAGCTCTGGCTTAGACGTGTCCGTGCGTTGCACGACGGCGTGAATCACCAGCTCGCCGCTCTCGAGTGCCGAAACGTTGAAGGTTCGCGGATAGTGCGTGTGAGAATATCGCAGCACTACCACCGGGCGCCACCGCCCACCTTGGTGTGAATATCGGTGTAGATCGAAGCCCTGGTATGCATGTCCGTCCAAAGCGAAGCGCGGGTATGGACCAGGTGGATGACAGGGCCGACAACGACGTTCGTCGCGGTGAAGTCCTCGTGTGCCGTGGGGGCGCATGCGACGTGCAGGTAGCGACGCGCGGCGACAGTGAGATCACCGGATGGCCCCACGAGCACCGCAGCCCCAGTGCGCATGCGAAGCATCTCATTGCTCGAGCTCGCAGAGCCGGTGAAGTCGGCGCCGAAGTCTAGAAGCACTGGGCTTCAAGTTCTCGCTTGATCCATTCGAGCTCTTCGCGCCCAAGGCGGCGAATGTGCCGAAGCACCGATTCGGGATCGGGCGGACGGGTGTACATGACAACAGGCCCTGGGCCCGATAATACCGCGCCGCGCACTTCTACCTGGGACTTGCCTTCTAGCTTAATCAAGTGTCACCGTGAGCGCGCCCACAAGGGCACGCAGTTGATCCCCGATATCCACGTTGCGATCTGCAAGCGTGGCGAAAGTCAGAAGGTTGCCGTGCCCAGGACGTACGTCGTCGAACAGGCCGGCACCGACAATGGTGCCCCATGACGCGAGCACGACGTTGCTCTGGACCTCTGCGCTGTTGACGCAGACAGTTCCACTCGTCGAAGAAACGGGCAGCCCGAACGTGGTAAGCGTGCGGCCGTATCCTGTGCGGGGATCCCCGTACACGAACACGTCCTCGCCGGCCATGTGAGCCACGTTCGTGTCTCGAAGCACGGTGAGCACGCCGCCAGGTGCGACGTTCGTGCAAAGCATGCGCTCGTTACCAACGTAAATCGTAAAGTCCGTCGACGTTCCTACGGGCCAGGTTGTAAACCCCGAAGCGTTCGTGAGGGGCGTACCCGATACCGTAAGCGTGGTGGCGTCAAACGCCATGTTCGCCGAAAGCGTATCGCGATACGTGCCGACTTCGACACCGCCGGCACCGAGCACGTCGGGCATGGCCGTAAAGAACCCGTAGAATACAGGTGTCGTGCGCACGAGGTAATTTAGAAGGCGCTGTTCGGCGTAGTCAGTGAGCGGCATTAGGGCGCCTCGATGATGGTGTCGCGGATGAACAGCTTGCGAGGCTCGGCACGCACAACACCAGTGGGAATATGCAGGAATGTGACGATCACGTAACTGCCTCGCTGAGTGATATCCGTGTCGCGCCAGAGGTGGGTTATCCATACGTATTTGTCGTCAGTGCTCGTCACCACGGCGTCGAGCCGGATCGCAGGGCCACCCGCTACGGGATACATTTCGATTTCGGCCGACGTGACACTGGCAGGCGTAAACCCGTCGCACTCAACGCGTAGGCGTAGCGCTTCGGGCGCGACATGTCCGCGCCGATTGTAGCGTCCGTATATGGTGGCCATTTATCGTTTGAACTGCTTGCGAATGCCGCGTGGGCTTTGGATGATCGACGTCTTCGAATAACCCACAAGCGAAGGCATCCACGGCCGGTAGGTAATGGTTGCGAAACCTTCGAGCCAAGTCGGATGGTTGGCGGTTGTGCGCATGCGAACGGCCGTGGTGTACGTCGTCGCGAAGCTCGGCATAGTGGACTCGCCAACTGCGCGAATGACGGATCGTGCCGTAGCGGTAGCCGACGCGTTCACAAGCGCGAGTCCGTTTGCGATAATGAGCGGCGTGCCGGGCGTGAGCGTGGTTTCGCCATCCATGGTAGCGTCGAAGAGCCGCTGTCGAAGGCCTGCAACCGTCGTGTCCGCATCGCCTTCAATGGGGTTGGGCTCGAACGTAAACACTCGGGTGGGAATGGCAGTCGCAATCGTGTTCGCGGACACGCTGGCCTCTGCCACGGCTTCGGTTGCCGAGAGCGCCACGACAGTACCCGCCGCCGCTGCGACGGCCTGGTAGAGCCGCATACGCACCGAGGACGGGAACGGAATAATTACTGCGTCGCCTGCGGGCGACGATACGCCGGCGGCGTAGTACACGCTGCTTGCACCAAGCGAGTGACTGGTGCCGTCGACTTCGGCATGCGCCACGGCGCGGGTGACACCGATCGGGATAACCACAGCCGAGCCCGTAGCGGATACGGACGCAACCATGTCGGCGTTGGGATAGCTGTCGACGGTACTTTCGGCGAGAACCGTGCTTTGCCCATTCGCAAACAGGTACGAGAGAACGTTCGCGGTAGCGTCCGTCGAGTAGTATCCGCGCCCGATATGGATCACTGCGCTTGCGACGGTATGCGTGGCTTCTCCGAGGGCGCTCGCAGCACCCACGGCCGTAGTGTTCGAAGTCACGGTGGCCACGGTATCGTTCGCGCATTCGGCCGAGCCTACGTTCAGAACATAGCTCGTAGAGCCTGCTGTTCCTGCGCCCACGAGGTATGCCGTAGCCTGCACGGTGCCGGCCGTGACAGCGCTGAGGGTGGACTCGCCCGTAGCGCTCGAGACACCCGAACCGATTGCGTAGCCGGCCTGTGAGGTAGTCCCGTCGCCAGCCATGGTTGCCGAGCTCACATGCACGGTGCTCGAGCCGCTCGACAGGGTAGCTTCGGGCTCGAGATAGGCGACAGATACCGCGACGGTATTGCTCGCGATAGTCGTCGTCGCGTCACTGGTGAGCGAGCCCGAGAACGTTACCGTGCTGCTCGAGTCGCTGGCCATAGTAGCCACGCCAGTCACCGAGCTCGCGTCCACCGCAAGGGTGTATCCGGCCGGGACCACACTGGCCTCGCCAGCTACGCTGGCAGAGGTGTAAAGTGTGCGCACCTGGGATACCGTTACGGTAGCCGCCGCGAACACGTCGCTGGCGCCCACGGCGTCGATAACACTGGCAGGCGTTGCAGTGGCTTCGCCAGCCACCGAGCTCGTCGCATACTGCATGCGCACCGGGGACACTGTCACCGTCGCATTAGCGAGCACGTCCGAAGCGCCTACCAAGAGCGTGATAGACGCCTGCGTGGTATCCGCCTCGCCGACAACATACGCCTCGCCCTCGCCCACCGTATAACCCGCCGTCGCAACCGAAGCCGAGCTGGTAACGGACACGAGCGTGTCAGCGACGAGGTATCCTGCGGGTGAAGCCGTAGCCTCGCCCGATACCGATACCGAAGCCAGTTGCGTCGTTGCGTTTGTTGCGTTTAGGGACGCGATCCCCGTGACGGACGTTGGCCCGTCGGCGAGGATATTGCCAGCCTGCACGCACGCCGCGTCGCTCGAGAGATACGTAGACGCCGCCGCGAGCATATAGCCCGCACCCGTTGCGGAAGCGGTACCTGTCCACGAAGCCGTCGTATCGGCCACGAGGTAGCCCGCCTGCGTAGCCGTAGCCTCACCGCTTACCATGGCATGCGAGAGCACCGTGGACGCGCTCGAAGCGCTGCCCGTAGCCTCACCCGTCCACGCGGCCGTGGTATCGGCCACCGTGTATCCAGCTTGCGAAGCCGTAGCCTGGCAGAGGATATCCGAAGCACCCGAAGCGAGGGCGTAGCCCAGTGGCGTAGCGATAGCGTCGCCAGAGAGGTAGGCGACACTCGTAGCACTCGCGTTCGAGGCCGCCGTAATGGTTGCAGTGCTCGTCGGGCTCGCAGCGCCTACCAGGGTAGTCAGCGAAGCCGCGCTTGACGTGGCCTCGCCAGTAACGGACGACGCGCATGCCGCCAGGGTGTAGCCGGCCTGTGTGGACGCGCTCTCGCACGATACCGACGTCGAGCCGACGTGCAGGGCGTAGCCTGCTTGGGTTGCCGTCGAGGCGCCCGAGAGCGTTATGGTAGCTGTTGAGTCTGCCGTGGCACTCGAAGCCACCGAAGCATCGCCCGTAGCCGTGACGCTGTCCACCGCGAGCAGGTAGCCCGCTACGGTAGTGGTGCATGCTGCGGCAATGCTCGCCGAGTCGACAGCGAGCACATAGCCCGCCACGGACTGCGTTCCAGTGCAAGCAATCGACGAAGTCGAGCTTGCTACTGCAGCGCAGGAAGAAAGTACGACTGCATCCCCATCCACCAGGGAGACACCGGAACCCACAAGTGAGAATGCAGCCGTAGTCTGTGCGGCGCCGAGCAAGTCGCTCGCGCCAGTAATCTTAGCGTATCCCGCGGGGGATACTGTCGCGGTACCGATCGCCGAAGCGTTACCGGTTGCCTGCGTATAGCCTGCCTGCGTGGCGAGCGCGTCACCCGCGACGTAGGCCGTAGCCTGGACCTCGCCCGCCGACGTAGCCAACACCGTGGCTTCGCAGGACGCCGATACCGAGCCGACATGCAGAGCATAGCCCGCTGGGGTAGCTGTTGCGGCGCACGATACTGAAGACGTGCACGCCGCCGTAAGGTATCCGGCCTGCGAACAAGTCGCGTCGGACGATATCGAAGCCGTGCTCGTCGCTGTCGTGTATCCCGACTGCGTGGACGTCGCACTACCCGACACGGATATCGTATCGACATACAGGACATAACTCGCCGTGGTGGCGAGGGCCATGCCGTCCGCCGTGCTCGAACCTACGCTGAGGACATAGCCCGCGTTATCGTTCGCAGCCGTGCCCGTAATGTATACACTGGCAGTCTGCACGCTGGCCGTCGTGATAGAAACCGAGGCTTCGGCCGCAACGCTCGTCGCGCCCACTGCCTGAGTATTCGAAGCCTGCGAGGCCGTTGCTGTGCCTGCAATGGTGAGCGACTCAACCGCCGTAGTGTAGCCAGACTGCGAGCTCGATGCGTTGCCGGCATGGTAGGCGCTTGCGACGGCCGTGAGGTAGCCGGCCTGCGTAGCCGTGGCTTCGCCCGAAAGCGTCGCCGTCGCCGACTGCGTATTGGCCGTGCTCGCGGATAGCGTAGCGTCGCCCTCAACCGAGACGGTGCCCACGTCGAGGACATAACCCGCGTTGGTGGTAGTGGCCTCGCCCGTGACGTAACTGGCTGCGACGTGCAGGGCGTAGCCCGCAACCGTAATGCTCGACTCACCCGTGGCGTTCGAGGTCGAGGCCCCCGATACAACAGATGATTGCGCTGTCATCGCCGAACCCGTGGCGTTCACGGTGCCCACAGCGATAAGCACCGCACCACTGGTAACCGTGGCCTGGGCGATGCCTTCAGCGCGTACCGAGAGCACCCCGTAGGCCACCGCGTCGATCGTTGTATCGGTGAAGATACTTGCCGTGGACGCGGCCGTAACGATACTCGAAACCGTTGCCGTAGCAGCCCCGCTCAGCGTAGCGGTTTGCGTAGCCGTAGCCGTACCCGAAACCGTTGTCGTAGCCTCACCCGCCGCCGACACGCTGCCCGTTTCGAGCGCGTAGCCACTGCCCGTAGTGGTGCCCTCGCCCGTAACGTAGCTCGTACCACTATGGGTGGCGTATCCCGCCGTAGTGACTATCGCTTGGCCCGTAGCGCTGGCCGTGCCCGCATGTGTGGCGTAGCCCGCAGCGCTGGCCGAAGCGGCCCCTGAGAGCGTCACCGAGCCCGTGGTGCTCGTGTCCGCCGTGGCGTCGCAGGTAGACTCACAGGCCACATAGCCAGAAGCTACGTGCACCGCGTATCCGGCCGGGGATACCGTACCGGAACCCGTCGCCGAAACCGAGTCCGTGGCGAGGATATAGCCCGCAGGCGTGACGGTGGCCGAGCCCGTGAGCGAGGCTGTATCCGTGGCGAGCAGGTATCCGTTCGCGGTAGTCGTCGCGCTGCCCGTGAGGCTTGCGCTGGCCGTTGTCGTAGTGTCGGCGCTGGCCGTCGTAGTGGCCTCGCCCAAGAGCGAGACAGCGCCTACCAAGGTGGCTGTAGCCGCTGGCGTAACCGTGGCTGTCGCATTCGCCGAAGCATTGCCAGAGGCTACATTCGCACCGGCCGCGGTAATGGACGCAGCGGCCGAAGCGCTCGCTGTGTCCACAAGCACCACTGCCGAAGTCACACTCGTCGAGGCAGAGCCCGTGAGGGACGCCGTCGCCGTGTTCTCAACGAGCGCACTCGCTGTCAGAACAGCCGCGCCCGTTACGTCTGTATTGCCCGTCGCGCTAGCATAACCTGCCTGCGTAGCCGTCGAAGTGCCTGTCAGCGAGCCCGTAGCCGGCGCTACGATAGAGCCCGAAGGCGTGCAGGTTGTGGTGCACGAAGCCGTGCTCGAACCGCTGGCCACGATATCGCTCGCAACCGTGGACGTAGCCTCACTGGCTACGCTCGAAGTGCTTGAAGCTACAAGCGCACTGGTAGGCGTAACGCTGGCCGAACCCGTGAGGGATACCGTCGAGGTGGATACCGATTCGCTATTCGCGATTACCGAAGCTTCCGAGCTGATAGAGCTCGAACCCACGTACACGAGCGCACTGCCCGAGCTGGCGGAAGCCTCACCCGTAGCCGATACGCTACCCACTTCGATCGCGTTACACGTAGCGTTGATAGTGCTTTGGCTTGTCGCGGATACAGTCGCAGCGTGAACCACCGCACTCGATACGGATACCGTGCTCGAGCTGGTAAGCGTTGCGACTGCCGTACTCGTGGACTCAGCGGTTGCCGTGAGCGAAGCCGCACCCGTGAGTGAGCTCGTGCCCACGCACACCATGGCGTCGTTTGCGTTCGCCGTGCTCTCACACGATACGGTGGACGAAAGAACGCCCACCACACGGGAGGACACGGCCACGTCCGCCGAACCAGTAGAGGAGGACTGGCCGGCGTACGTGACTAGACTGTTTGCCGTCACCGAGCTTGCGCCCGTAACGTAGGCCACGGCTGTCGAAGTCGACTCGCCATCAGCCGTAATGCTTGCTGTACCGCTCGCGGTAACACTACCGACGTCGACAGTGTGGCTCGACGCAGTAACCGTGCTGTCGCCCGAAAGCGTAGCTGAGAACCCAACCTGCGTGAGCGGCGTCGCCGATATCGTGGCGCTACCCGCGAGGCTCGCGGTACCTGTCTCAATGGCAAGCGACGAAACCGTGCTCGTCGCCGAGCCTGTCAGCGTGGTGGCCCCATTGGCCATGGCCACGGCCGTGCCTGACGCCGAAGCCGCGCCCGACACGTATGCCGAGAACACGTCCACCGCCGCGCTAGACACCGTAGCCGTCGCCGCACCCGACACCGAAGCGGACGCCGGAATTACCGCGCCAAAGCTCGCCGATACCGAAGCCGCACCCGTAGCGGACACACTGCCCACGTCTACTGTATGGCTCGACTGCGTAGAGGTAGCCTCGCTCGTCACCGACGAGGTGCCGTTCGCGACGATCACCGGCGTCCCACCACTCACTGTCGCCGAAGGCGAGAGATAGGCATGCGAAGCCGTAACCACGGCGCTTGAAGGCGACGTGGTAGATACGCCGGACACCGTGCACTCTGCAAGCTGTGTAGCCGACGTTGTGCCCGTCACCGACGCAGTCCCCGCGATAGAAGTCGTGCCCTTGTGCAGAGCATAACCCACGGGAATAACCGTACCCGAAGCACTCGCGCTCACCGAGCCGAATGCCAGACGAAGCGCCGACGCAGTGATTGAAGATTCACCGGCTGCGTCGGCCGCCGCGGTGACTAGGGACTCGCCAGAGGCGAGAATAGAAGCTGTTCCTGTTGCGGTAACCGAGCCATAGCGCACGTATACGCTGGCCCCTGTCACCGTCGCACTGCCCGTGGCACTCGCAGTACCGTTCGCGACGATACGACTCGAAGCCGTAGCGCTTGCAGTGCCGGCAAGGTATGCGGACGCGAGTTGTACTTGTGACGCCGCCACGGTTACCGTAGCCGAGCCCGTGAGGCTCGCGTCGCTGTCCAGCGTAACCACACTGGCCGGCGTGGTGGTGGCGTCGCCTGCCACGGATACACTACCCACATGCAATACGCGGCTGGCCTGCGTCGCCGTGGCCTCGCCGTCGATCGTGACAACGCTCGATATCACACGAGCGCCTACCGGCGCAACCGTCGTGTCGCCCGCCAGGGACGTACTGCCGACGCATTGTGTGTGGCTCGAAACCGTGGCCGTGCATGCCGAGCTCGGTGAGCTCGAACCGCGTGCCAAAATAATGCTCGACTGCGTGGCCGTAGCCGACGCCGTGAGGTAGGCCGTCGCAATCTTCTCGGAAGAACCCGACGCCGTTACCGAAGCCGTGCCCGAAACGCTCGCAGAGTCCACCGCAACGATACGCCCGGACGACGTTACCGTAGCGCTGCTTGTCGCCGATACGCTGGCGCCATACACCACCCGGCCGGCCTGCGTAACCGTGGCCTCGCCCGAAGGTGATGCACTGCCATTATGGATCGCGGTACTCGAAACCGTAGCCGTCGCCGACGCGCTCGGGGACGCCGCGCCCTTCGCCACAACGCTGGACGCAGGCGTTACCGTAGCGCTCGCACTCGGACTTGCCGCGCCAAACGCCACACGCGTGCTGACAGGCGTTACGGTGGCGCTTCCCGTGAGACTCGCCGTGCCGAACTGCACCACGCCCAAGGGCTGGCCAAGCAGGATCTGTCCGTATTGAGCATCGCTCGATCCGATTATCCCAGTGGTGGCCATTAGAGTGCGATCCCCGTGCAGTTACTCTGGTTCGCCGGCTTACTTGGCTGGGCGTACCAGGTGTTGAGCGGAAGTGAGAATGATTGCATGGTGCCCGTGGCGCCGCCGTAGTCCGTGACGTAACCGTGGCCTTCGATCTGACAGTACGAAAGCGAGTTGAACGTGAGGCTTGCGCCCGGCGCTGTATAGGTTGTCCAGGCGTTGGCTACCGGTGAGTACCCTTGGGTAGGGCTCGTGGCTGTAGCGCCTGCACTCACGCCGATTTGGCCGTAGTTCCACGACGTGCCCTTGCGTGCACTAGACGCGTAGAAAGTCTTCGAGGTCCACGTATCACTGCCCGGCGTATACGCCTCGTGGACGGTGCCCGTCGCCCCTGGGGACACGTAAATCTTGCCGTCGTCGAGAGCAAAGCTCGTTGTGCTCGACTTCGCCTGGCTCATAGCCGTGCGAGCTGTCCACGCGTCGGCAACGTACGAGTATCGCTGGTTGACTGTCACGTCGACGCCCGTGGTTTGCCCGCCATGAACGTAGGCATACTGCCCAACAATACCGCCCGTCCGAGTCCACTCGCGAACCGTACTGTCCGCCGTGAGAGCACTCGTTGAATCTGCGGCCTGGTTATATTGATCCGTGTTCGAGATCGCGTTGCCGCCGAACATAACGTGCCGGCCCACCATGCGAGCACTGCCCCGCCGTGTGCCCGATACCGTGGTACGCGTTCGCCAAGTCTTTGATCGCGGCGCGTACTGATAGTGCGCGGTTGTGATTGAAACGTCGAACGTGAGCTCTTCTTGCCCGAAGGCGAGATACCCGTTCGATCCGTCGCAGATAAACGTCGCAAGGCTCGCGGGGCGGAACACGTCCATGCGCCCGTTGATCGTCGGGAACGTGGTGTTTTCCGTCGAAGCCCCCACCGTGGTGTAGTCGATTGCCGTGGCCGACGCCGACAGGACGCCGAGGTTGTGCACGCCCACGATCTGCCCTGTCACCCCATTGTTCTGGCCCAGGTTGATCCGCGTATGGCCCGCATTGGCGTTCTGCACGAACACCCCAACGCAGTACGACTGCGTAGCGTCCGTGGTACTCGTCGCCGTGATAGCCGTAGCTTTGCGATCGAGCTGCCACCGGACTACCGAGCCGGATGTGAACGGAATATATACGTTCGCGCCGCTAGCCGCGCTAGCCGCTGTCGAGCCTTCCTGCCCGCGCGACACCGTGAGCGTATTGCCCGAGCGCGACGTGCAGATCATGATTTCCGTGCCCACTTGGACTCGGAAATTCCCCGTGCTTGGCCACCCCGTAGCGCTCGCCACGGTAATGGTTGATTGTGAGTTGGTGATGCTGGCAGTCAGCGTGGAAGACGCTGGGTTGTTCGCCCAGACTTCGGGCATTTAGACGTTCGCCCCGCCAGAGGCTTCCCACGTCGTTGAAGTTGTTGCTTGCGCGTAAAATGTGTTGGTTAACGGCTCGTAAAAGTTAACCGCAGATGCGGTTGTGCCAGCCGCGATTACCGAACCGTTGCCTAATCTCGAGCCTACCGCTCGCCACACAGAATAGGCGTATGTAGCACGCGAGATCCACGCGTCCGAGTTCACCCCGTACTCGATATGATCGGGCGTGCCTGCGCTGCCGTTGTAGCCGGCCATGACGCCGTACGACGCCGTCCATGGGATACTCGTCCAGTATCCGCGCGAGACTGTTGCCGACGTTTTCGTGGACCACGAGTTTCCGCTCACCGAATAGGCGTAATGGGTAGCCTGCATAGTGCCCGCGTTGTCGGAACCACCCACGCAGTAAAGTGTGTTCGCGGCCCCATACGCACCCATGGCGTATCGGCCCGCTGTCATGACAGTCTTGGTAGTCCACGAATCGGCATTCACGAGGTATGCGTTGTTCGTGGTAGCCGCCACCGTCGTAAACCCTGCTGCGAGATAAATGCTCGCGCCAATGAGCGCACCACGAGGCCATGAGCGCGATACGCTATCGCCCGTGAGGTTTGCCCAAACGTCCGTTGTGGCGAGATATCGCGCCACCGAATTGAGCGCGACAGTGTTGTATCCACAAAGGACGTAATTCATACCTGCCGCACGCATACTGGCATGTGAATAGCGGTTGATCCCAAGCGCTGCGGCCGTGGACCACGCACGCGTTTCACTCGAGAAACACGAGTGCGCCGTGAGGGTTGTCGAGCCGCCAGTTACTTCGAGACGATCGGCGAGCACGGTGCCCGTCTGGTCGACGTAGTATCCGGTGCCGTCTGTGTAGACCGTGCAGTCCGATATCCAGCGGCCATCCGAAAGGCCGTCCAATAAGACAGTTCCACCCGTGTTGGCCGTGGTGAGCAGAATGCGTCCCAATCCCGAGACGCGCTTCACGTGAACACGCTGCCCAGCCACCGTGGGATCAGGCAGATAGACAAGGCTATCGCCTGTGAGCGTTACCGCAAACGTGGCAATCGGTGCGATACTGGAAATGGTATAAGGGAAGGAAGATACGGCCGTCACGGACGGCTGGTATTCAAGCTGTAGCGCCGTAAGCGCACCACTGGTAAGCACGTTCGAAGCGACGACGCCCGACGCATGGGACGCAGCAGAAGTGCTTTCCTGCGCGCGTACTATGGTCAGAACGTTGCCGCTTCGCGCCGTACACTTAACCAGTTCGGACTCGAGAAGCACCCGAAAGTCCCCCGTCGTGGGAAACTTGGAACCATCGACGAGCGTAACCGAAGTATCGCTCGCCGTGATCCCTGACGCCAACGTAGACGTGGCGAAGTTCGAATACTTCTCAGCCAACTATCAGTCCTCTTTGATAGTGAGGCTGTTCGTCGTAACCTTGAATTGGTCACCATCATAGATTTGCTTGGCTTGTGCAAACGTTCCATAAAAGAGAACGTTGCCGCCAGTCGAAGCGTCCATGATGCACATCGACTGAATGTTGCCCCACGCGCCACCGGAAGCGACGGCGAAGGTGATGTCGGCGCTGTTCTTGATTTCAGAGCCGGACGACACCGCGCTGATGGTGCTCGAAGCAAACTTGGCCTTCAAAGCCACGCGGGCATAGGCGTTTCCGCTGACTTCGCTCGAAGGCGGGGTATCGCCCGAGGGAAGATCGGTGAAGAGTGCAAGGTAGAGATCGTTGGACGAGGTGAAGTCCGGGAAGGTTCCGCCCTTGAACGTCGAATCGAGAATAACATTCTCGAACCAGTGAGATTTTGCAGCCATGAGTATACTCCTAAATTGCGCGTTTTTCGAAAGCGCTCACAACGAGCGTCTCTGGCGTCTTGCGCAGCACGCCAACATCTGTTTCGATTTCCACCCTCAGGGTGTACGTCGTGGGATTCTCGGTTTCGGAACCACCAAAGAGGTATTCAACGCTGATATGATCCGCGTCGATGATGTAGTGCGCGACAGGGATCCATTGCGTCTCTCGGCCGTACGGATCGATCGCGTATAAACGCACATCCGTCGTCCGGCGCAGATCCCACGCGGCACTATATTCTTCGATATCGAAAGCTATCCCCTCGGGATAGGTTGCGTATTGAACGACTGTTTGGATTGCCTATTTCGCGCAGGTTACCCCGCACGCCTGAATATCGTCTTTGCTCTTCGCGCGGCTCACACATGCGACTGGCAACATGAGTCCGGCATGCACGCACACTTCTTCGCAGGACGCGCCTTTCGCCGTAGGCTTGCCCTCAGGGCAGCCCGCCTCGCGAAGCGCGCCACAGGCCTGCTCGCACTGGGCGGCGTCGGTGGACGGCACCTTCGACTGGCACATGGCCGCCGCTGCCATCACCGCTGCGATTACCGTGACTCTCACTTCGCCTCGGTTTCGATTAGGTAAAAATCTTGGCACTGCCCGTTCGCCACTACACTATCCGCCACCCAGCAATGGCCCGCATCGGCCCAATCCGTACCCCACGAATTGAGGACTCTGAACTTGCCCACGTCATAGCCGACGATTGCTTGGTAGTGCCACCCACGCTCTTCGCCGACAAGGCCTGGATACTCGCCGAATGTGCCTGTCTCGTAGACAGTGCACACCTTCAGTGCGAACGCTACAGGGTAGCCATTCGCGAGCGCAGCGCGCACCGCAGTAGCGCGCTCTGGCCCGAGCTCGACGATACGCTTCGCCCCGGTGAACCGCATGTCATAGCCCTCAGCCACCGCGTCCCATGGTGGCATGGTGTTCACTCGAGCAAGATCAAACGGCCAACGCTCTTGGGGCACCAAACCCACAATCGACATGGCCGCCACAGCACTCGAAGGCCGTGCGCCTCGATCGAATAGCTCGCGGCTTAGTCCGTCCCGAGCGCTGTCCACTTGGCGCGCGTACGTCCACAGCGCTTGCTCTGAGAGCAGCCTGGGTGAGTGTCCAAGCGCTCGCGCTCGAAGCTCTATGGCCCCGGCAAACGCGCACCCGACGCACATGTTCGCCGTGCGCTGATTACGCACCGAGTCCATGCTCGACAGGTCCACACTCGAAGGCAGCCCCGCCACACTGGCGAGGCCTACGGCGGGTTCCCATTCGGCGTTCTCGACGCCGTCGGGGACGTACCCGCCGTAAGAAAACTTAGTCACGCCCTGCGTCCTTCTTGGCCGCCGAACCAGCAACGCGAGCTGCACCCGCGAGCTGTTCAATAATGGGCTTCGCGAGGTGCTCGATGGCGCACACTTTCTGGATCTCTTCCACCGAGAGCGTGGCGTTGAGCACAATGCACGTGGCGTCGGCGAGCTGGAACGTTACGTCCATGGCCTTGCGATTGGCCGCAGGTGAGCACGACGCAAGTGCAAGCGCGCCCGCGATACCGAGTTTAGTATAGAGATTCATAGAACTTCCTTCTTCGCCGGTGAAGGCGCGAGCCATGCGACTACCGCAATGGCCACGTTGGTAAAAACTTCGACGGGCGCAATCTTCATCGCGACAAGCACAGTCATGCTCACGAGCACGATACCGAGCGCGATCAACACACTGGGTTCAATCTTCATTTTGCTGGCCCCTGTACAGGTGATTGAAAGGTTCCATGCCCACTGGGCAGACAGCTTCGCGAGGCCTCGCCAATCGCAATGATAAGCGGCACCATGACGGCCACGAGCCACTTCGTATTGCGTGTCTGCCGGCCGATATAGTCGGCGCCGATCTTGTCACTCTCGCCCTGCTCGCGAATAGCCCTGGCGAGATCGCTCACCTGATGGCCCAACGTCGACATTTCGCGCTGCACCAGAATCAGCTTCGCCTCATTCGCCTCAGCTTGAAGATCGTGCCGCGAGATATCACCCACAAGCTCGTCTTCCACAGCGCCGCGACGGATACCGTCCCGACGCGTAGCCTCGTGCAGCGTAAGCAGTTCGTCCGCGTGGTTTCGTTCCACTTGCTCAACCCCGGTGACACGCGTTTCAAGCATATCTAGCCGTCCCCCTACCGTTTCGAGCTCGCGCGCGATCTGGTAGACACGATTTTTCGTCTCGTGGATCTCGATCTGAAGCAGCTCTTGCTCTTCCTGCACACGGTGGTGCAACTTGTCGACTTCACTGACTGGCATATCGTGTGGGAATCTGCGCTACTGACAACGTGTAGTCCTGCGCGGCCGCAGGTGGTAGCGCTCGGGACCCGCTTTCGAACCACTCGAATAGCCTTTGCCGATCTGCAATCATGTGAGCGAGCTCGCCACGCATGTCCACCGGTAGGCTTCGGATGATCTCAATCGTCGAACGCGAGAGACTGGGCGACGTCAGCAAGTCGAGCGCCGCGTATTCGGCGATCTTGAGCGTCCACATTTCGCGCTCGAGCTCGGCCTTGCGCTCATTGGTGAGCACCCCGAGAGACGCCTTGAGCCGCTTACCATGGTCAACGAATCGCTCGAGCTCGCGTTGACTGTCCACGCGTGCACGCTCGGCTTCCTGAATCGCGAAACGCTTCTTGGTAAGCTCTATCTCTGCGCGTCGCTTCTCGCGAGGTGTTGTTGCCGCGTCCACAGCGTCTTCCGAGTCAAGAATATCGAGCTCGGCTTTCTCGAGATCGAGGGTACGCTCTCGAAGTGTCTGGGTACGGGTATGGATCTCGCGAAGGACCTGTTTGTACTGTCCGTACTCAGTAACGCCACCGGCAGACTGAACGATAAAATGATCAATTTGCAGATCTGAGTGAGACAATACGTGATCGTCGAGAAGCGCATCGGCCTCGCTGAGAAGGGACATGGTGGTGGTGTCTCGGTGTTAGAGGTTAGACGCCGACAGAAGCCGGCCTACACGTGGCACCTGGTAGTGCCGTCTTTGCGATGTATGCGTCCGCTGCAATGTCGTAACGCCACACCGTAGTGAGCAGCGTCCCGCCGCCGACGGGCACGCCGCCGGAGAACTGGATGCAGCCGTCACTCCATGCGGCGCCTGGGAAATACATGCCTGTTGCGGGTAAGGTGCTGCGAGCCGTGATGACACCCGTGGCCGTGGCCATCTTGCTCACCCGTAAGTCGTTCGGCGTAGTGTAGAAATACAAATCCGTCGACGAAGCCATGCTTCCCGAAGGTGTTGCGCTGGCGAACGTAAGCATGTCGTAGGACGCGCCATTGACGCCATACGACGCCACCACGTTGGTTGTTGTGGGTAGCGAGTAGAGATGGAACTTCTGCGTCGTTGCTGGAAAACTTGGCGGGCCACCATATTGATGCCCGGTTTCGAAATAATACAGCTTAGAAGAATCTGAGTTGAGCGTGGTGTAACTCGAGACGTCCATGCTGGCAGTCAAATGCGAATTTGCCACAGCCCATATCTGACTAATCACCGAGTACAAGATCACGTCGTTGTACATGTTGGCCGTCGTTGGCTGCGTGCTGTTGTACGTCCGCTGTATGAGCGTATAGATGACGTCCGACGACGAGATACCTAGCCCATGAATGCCGCTAGAATACCTTGGCTCGGCTTCCGTGTTGGAATCAGGTAGAAACGACCACGTGGCAGACAGCACACCTGTTGCGGCATTCGAAGAAACCAGTCTTATGATGGTGCCGCCGCTGCCGTTGGTGAGAAACCAGGCAACGTTATTCTTAGCAACCACGTTGGATTGGCCCGCTAAAGCAAACGAGGAAAAATTTGTGTTGTTGGTCCACGAGTCCGTCGCGACGGTATAGGTTTGCACCTTGCTCGATTGATTGTTGGGCAAGCCAACGCTTTGCCCGCCCGCACTAGTCCCTGCCCATACCTGCACAGTCCCCGTGCCGCCGCCCGCTTGGGCTGGTGGCGCAACGCCCACCGAGGCGGACGTGCAGACTTCTTGCGCGTAGGTTGCGGTGCGAGCGCACTTCGAGATGCGAAGGTTGCGACACGCCCCCCATACACCCGTTATGCCGCCAGACGCGGGGATGGAGAACGTGTTGCTCGCCTTGTCTGCACCGAAGCGAATGACCATGTCAGCGGCGTTCGGGGCGAGCGGCCCGCCTGTCACCGTCTTGAGCAACACGCCGTCGGCGTAGAGTTTCCAGGTGCCGTTCTCGCACGTGAGTAGCACGTGGTGCCATACGTTGAGTGCGTGCGAAAGTGTGCGAACAAGCTGCGTTTCAACTGTCGAAGTATTCGCGTCCCCGTTTACGAAGAACGTAGTCGTCGCACCGTTGGACTTTTTGATCGAAACGTTGATCCCCGTGTTTGCATAGAGGATCTGGACTTTGTCGGTAGTGCTCTTGCCAATGAACAGCTCGCCCAACATGCCCGCCGTGCGGGGCTGAATCAGAAACTCAACCGAGAACCACTTCTCGTCGTAGATCAGCATGTCGTCGCCGCCTGCGACGTACTCGGTGTAATAACCGGTGTTCGTCGACGCAATGCGTCCCACGACTGCGTAGGGTAGTGGCTCGAATAGCTGCGCCTGTCCTAACGCTGTAAGCGTACTTCCTGCGATGCCCTTGGGGTAGAGCACTGTAGATAGTGTGCCATGCCCAGTGTTGTTATACCAAGCGCCAACACCACCGCCGTCCATGTCCCAAGCATAGATATGCTCAGAGTCCACAACCGCGTAGTTGCCCGCAGCACCCGCGGGGTTCGAGACAGGGCTTGTGTACGGCGGCGGGACGTAAGGCCCTGGGTTCACCGGGACAACTTGGTTCGCAGCCACCGCCGCGTTGTAGACTTGCTGCGCGTAAGTCAGCGTGCGAGCGCACTTCGAAATACGGACGTTGCGTGCGTAAGCCCATGCCCCCGAAGTCGTGCCCAGCGAGCGTGCATCGCCCGTCTTGTTCACCCCGAAGCGTGGGTTCATACCCGGCACACTGGGTGCCGCAGGGCCACCCGTACGCGTCGCGAGCAATACCCCGTCCACGTAGAGCTTCCACGTCCCGGACTCGCCCGTCAGCATGACGTGGTGCCATGCACTGAGTGAGTGAGCAAACCCGTATACGGATTCGCCGTCCACGGTGACGACACCCGCATCACCCGGTGCCCAGAACCGAAGCTCGGTGCCTGCTGCGCTGCGGATTCTGGCGTTGATCCCGGTGTTCGCATAGATGATTTGGACTTTATTATTACCGGCTTCGTCACCAAGAAAGAACTCGCCCACCATGTTCGCGGTGAGCGGTTGAATCAGAAACTCGGCCGTGAAAAACGACGCGTCTACACCCGTGAAGCCTGCGTACAAAAGCTCGTATGTGTTACCGACGCCGAAGTATCCACGCGTTGCATAGGCGAAGCCGCTGGCCGCTACTTGGAAGCGCGCCGCAGGGCCCATGGTGGTGAGAAACCCTGGCGAGCAGCCCACTATGGATAGCCCGAGCGAAGCGTTACCGTACCCGTTCTGGGCGAACGCTGACGTGTTCGACGTCTCGCTCATGTCCCAGACGTAAATATGGTTTTCGTCGAAACCCGTAATCGAGCCCGTACCGCTCGGCGGATTCGTGGCCGAACCGCCACCGCCACCACCGCCCGAACCGCCGCCCGACGTAAGCGCAGCGTCCATGGTTCGGATAGTGCGCTTCAATGCGCCGATCCAATTCCTGGTTGTGTCGAACTGATTTTTTTCCATGAACCCGACGTCCTCAAAACCGTTCGGCGACAGAATCGACAAGCCCGCCGTATCGTCCGAAGGGACGCCCGAGCCGTTCGCAAAAATTCGAATCAGCCACTTGCCCCAACCCGTTGCGAGCGTGGCAGGCGTGAAGTCGGGCGGCGACGTGCCGTTGGTCAGCGCATAGATCACACCGTTGCCGTCCGTGGACCAGCCAGACGGTGCCATCCAGCCTTCTGGATACTCGTATATTTCCCAACGGATCGACGACACGCCTGCGGTACTCGACAAGCGCAAGGCCACGCTCTGGTTGATGGGCAATTGCACGCCGCCTTGGGTCCATGCGCCGCCGCCTACGCTGATTTCAACACGCATCACCTATTCCCCCACAGCGAGGCCGCGAACGGCATACTTCGAACCGGTTTACCGAGCTTCCGCGCGTGCTGGATTTCCTGCGACATGCCCTCGGTGACTCTGTCACAGCAAATGATCAACTCGTCCGAAGCCGCCACAAGCTCTAAACAGCACGCCATGGCCAAGTCTCGCTCGGTGGCCTCGTCCGCAAACTGAGGCAAGAACAAGTGCGGCGCGATCGGCAACACGCGCTGCTTGAAGAAGTGCCGGCAGATGCGTTGCACGTTGGCAATGTTGGCGATGGGATCGTCCGAAAACGGGTGGCAGATATAGGCTCTAAGCAAACCGTGTGTCCGCGATATTCTCGAACGTCAATTCGGCACAATAGAAAATGTTTCCGCTACCAGCACCCACGCCCGACTCGTCCTGAATACGCAGGTAGTAGGCGTTGCTTGTGTCGATCACGTTGTTGTAGAGCGGATCGAGCGCCAGCCATTGAGGCTGCGGGGATACGCCGCGAAGGTTGCGATAGTCTGCAAGCGTTGTGACGGTGCGGGTGCCGTTGCTGCCGACGCATAGCCACGTGCACGAGCCGTCGGTGACTGTATCGCCTTTGGCTACATTGAAATCGGGGACGAACAAGCCACTGATGCCCGAAACAGTGCACTTGAAGAGCTTGCCCGACGCACCCACGAATGTGTTTACAAGATAGAGCCTCGAGTCGTGCCATGCGTCCGCAGGCGGAACCAACCCAAACAAATGCTCTACACGCCAGACGGCCGTGCCATCCGGAACAATGGTGCCCACCACGGGATTGAATGGCGGCAGAGACGAGCCCGTGTTGCCCGTGTTGACGCACTTGAGCAGCGCAATGGGCCGTCCACTCACAGTGGATTGGTAGCTCATTTTCACTTGGTTGGTGACGACAGGTGCGCCCGCCGTCCAGAACGTGTTGACATGCGCAGCCGCGTCACCCGAATGCGTTACCGAGATCGTCGGCCCGAACTCAGGTAGGTTCGAACGATCTTCGGCCTGCCACCGAAGGCGAACACTGGTAAGCGTGGCCCCGTTGTGCAGGTATCCGTTGAGCGGGACAGTAAGCGTGTTGCCGGTAGTCCGTCCACGTCGGTTGCGGATACCGAGCCCACGGCCTCGCTCGTCATGGCGCTCAATCACCCAAGTTCCATAGGGATCATCAACGCCCGGAATGCCCGTGAGCAACGGCACAAGCACGGTGCGTGACATAGGCGGATCGAGCGTAAACCCGTTCGAGCCCCATGTCGCTGAAACCGTAGCCCGTGGGCCAACCACGGGGGCGCCGTAGAGCGAGCTCGACGAGCCCAGCGAGATACCCTGCCCGCCTATCACTATAGGCGTCTCGGGCGCGTAGGTGGCGTTCGGGCGCGTCAGTGATATGGCCTCGTCTTGCGCCCTGTCGAACGCTTCGAAGTCGCTTGCGCTCGGTACCATGACGCCGGCCCAACGGCCGTATGAACGCACAAAGTCGTGGTGGCTCACGGGTGGGTATATCGATCCATGGAGAACGTCAAAGCGACGTCTTCGTAGGTGTTTCCGAACATGTTGCTGTCTTCGACGACGAGCCAGTAGGTATTGTTGCGCGCGTCCACTTCGAAGGACACCGCCCGTGTATCGACGAACCGCTTGTTGGGTGTGGCGTCAATCACAATGGTGCCACTTGCTACGGTAGCCGCATGGCCTTCCGCGTCGCACTCGAGAATGCGATAGGCTGGTGAGCGTAGTGGGAAGGCGATGGTGGCTGACGTAGACGGATCGAAAAGCGTGATGGCAACGCCGATGTCATGCGTCGGCAGTGTGCCAAATCCTGTGATACGGGAAACAGCAACGAGGTTGCCGTCCAGTCGGACGACAAACATGGGCTCGTCCTCTAGCTTGATGCCCAAAGAAAGTGGAAACTCGGACGCGTCCACGAGCGAGATCGAGCTATCTGTCGAGGCCATTGGCTTCGTCAGCGTCCACGGGAACGCGCCATTGCGATACGCCAAGCTCACGCTTGTGCACGTCCCATGTTGGACACGTAGAGGTGCCGCAAACTGTTTCGTGTTCGAACGCTTCTCAGTACTCGCGAGATACGTCGCCCACGGGTTCACCACGTCATAGCTCGCCGTTCGAAGTCGTGCCGGAACCGTTGTCGCTGGCCGAAGGCTTATGGTTCGCCCAATAGCTGTGCGAATCGTTCGCGTGGCCGAAATGCCAATCTGCGCCGTCTCGAGTGTCAGTGACGAGAACGCACAAGGCGCGGCAAGCGCCGTAATGACGCCACTCAGAATGACACCGGCACCCGCTACGTCCATGCCGGGTGGCGTCGTAACCGTCCCGCCCGCGTCCCCGTTGAGAGCCTGATCGAGAACCTGATCCAGATGATACATGTCATCCGGCCCGAGCCGTTCGCCATGCGTCCAGCGTTCGCGAATACGGCTCACGAGTAATAACTCATTTCGTATTCAACAGCAGCATGAGTCCAGCAAGCCAACGGGCCGAACGGTAATGAGTCCGTGACTTCTTCGAAGTCGAAGGTTGTCGAGGTTGTACGTGTTAGGTAATCGTCCAGCGCAACCAAAGCCCCAGCAGTATGGGTGGATGCGGTTGTGCCATGCGCGCCACGAACGACTGTCAGCACGTTGCCAGAAACCCTGGTGAGCAACATTCGCTCGTTATCAATCGTAAGGGCAGAGGATCTGTCCGCTGGCAGCGTCACACCCTGTTCGTTCGTAATAGTCACCGTTGTTGTAGTTGCGTTGATATCTGCGAGCAGCGTGGATGCCACGGGCACCTGTTTCGTACGGCTTACCAATCGATACCAACGCCCGTCCTGCTCGGCATACTTCGCCTCGCTGCGGGTATACCCACTCGACGTCACATGCCAAACGCCGTCCTGAGACAACGTGCCAGTGAACATAACGGTTTCATTGCCTACGAAGGACGCTGAATTGGGGACACTCAAATCCCTATCGCCGAAGAACGTCACCTTTGCGCCGGGAAGGTGGCGCTGAGATCCATTCCAACGATACAGGCGAATCGTTTGATAGTCCTGGACGGTACACAACAGGATTTCACTATCGATCTGGACAGGAAACGACTTCTCAATCGTTGTGAGTGAGGACACTGGCCTCGTGCCAAGCCCCATCAGATCGCTGACGCTCGCAACCTTCACGTCCACGTCACCGCCATAATAGGACTCGCGCAGTGCCGTGCTAGGCGGCGGGATAACGCGATCCACGAAGTCGAGCTTCACGTCGGATGAACCGGCGAGGCGCTTATCCGAGGCAACCTCAGGCTCAACCTGCAACATATACTGGACAGTCTCGTCCACCGTCGTCGTGTCCCGAGTAGCCACCGTCGCAATCGTTGCGCCCGCGTTATGCGTCGTCTCGACGGCTCGCGAAAGCGTGAGCTGCCCGGCCGATACTGCTAGCACTTCATAGACCTCGGTGCCGAGCGTCACGATATCGCCGGCCACGAACGGCGCTGCGTTCGCCACGCTTACGAGCTCGCTGTCTGTTGTGTCCTTGGTAAGCGTCGTCGAGGCCCTTGGCGGATCGACGCACGCGAACGTAATACTCTTCGCCTCGTCGCTCGCCCACTCGCCCGAAGGCACATAGGTTTGCCAGTCGGTGATAGGCCACTCACCGCCGTCCGCGTTGACGTAGACAAGCCGCACGCGTGGATATTGCGTCGGCGTTGCTGCATTCGGATCGAACACGCGAAAATGTACCGTAACAGACTTGAGCTTGCCCCGTCGTGGTACGAACGGAACGTAAATGCGCGAGCGCACCCCGTTCACGCTCGACGCCATGGGCATCATGCCGCACGGGTTCTCAAGGTTGTATACCTGCGCCTCGTGCATAGGCGTGAGGATGCCCGTCGAGAACGGCACGAGATCCACAAGCCGCCTGTCTGGGTGCGACTCACCGAGCCGAATCCAGTCGCCGAGCTTCACCGTGGCGGGGTTATCGAATCGAAGCCGTCCCGCAGTCGTGCCCAGGAACTTCGAAATACGAATCCCAGAACCGCCTACCACGAGCGCATTCACCGGTGCCCATGTCCCGCCACGACGCCCGTTCACAGCAGCATACTGCCTGCGATCGAGCTCTTCGAGCTCGCTCGTGGTAACAGGCCCACCAACTGCCCAGTCCGCGCGTACCCTCATGTGGCGTCCCCACCGTCGTAGGTAATCTCACCGAGTGACGTGCAACCAATGCGAGACGTAATAAGGAACGGTCCCACCGTGCCGGGCTGAGACGGTTGGACAATAGCCCACGTGTCCGTAGCCCGAACTAGCCGCGAGAGAACCTGCGACGCAAGCCGCTGGACTTCCGAGTTATACGCGTCCCGTACAATGGCGAACACGTGCCGAGTCGTCGAGGTGCGAGATACCCAGCGCGCCGTGCTAACCGTCGCCCCTGCGTCATGGGCCTTCGTAAACGCTGCGTTGAGGCGGTTGCCGCTCACTGTAAGCAGCGTGACTTTCTCAGAGCACCCCGTGTTCTCACCTTGGACGGTAACTACGTCGCCCGCTTGCAGCGTCTCACCCGTGAGCATTTCAAACGTAAAACCAATCGAATGGATACCGGCATAGGGCACCGCTTCGGTGAGCCGCGCGTACTTCGGCGCGCCTGTCGACTCGTTGCAATTCACCAGGCCTGCGTCCACTTGCGGCGAGAACCGCTTGCTTTCGACGAACGCAATGAACTCGTCGCCCAAGGCCTCTCGCAGGCTCGCTACAATGTTTTCACGACGCCCCCCGCGGGCAGCCCGCATGCGCACCGAAAGCGCTACACGGCGCTCTTGAAGCGTCGCATTGGGCGGCGGGACAATGTCGTAGTCCGCTTCGAGTAGTGGAAGAAGATCGTGGGATTTGTAGGCGTGTCGCTCATTGCCCGCACGCGTCAGCGTCCCGTCGGCAGCAGCGAGTTGCGCGGCTCGCGCATACGTCGACCCTTCCATGTGCGTGCCTTCGGATAGATCGTACGGCGTCGTCACGCCCGTCGGATCCGAGAGCGCCGCAATCATGGCGCGATAGTACGTTTCGTGCCGTGAAGGCTCGCCACCAAATTCGAGAAAACCGAACGCTGCGAACGCCCCAAACTGCACTAGTACACCGCCACCGTGAACCGAACGCGTGAACCCGCGACGACGCGGACACCGTTGGTAATGTTCGACGCGCAAATCGCCACGGGCGTAAGCCCCCCGACGCTCGCGATGGGATCGCATGCTGCGGGCGGAAGCGAGTCCGCCGGCCATGTGATACTCACGTCGCCGACGCCGTTGCTGGTGACTTGAAAGTTCACTGGTTGAAGCGCCCCGTTGGTGCAGACGACGTTCTCGACAATAGGCGTCGTGTTGTCCAGATACCGCACGGTAAACACCGCGACAGGAACCACGCGCCCTACGGCTGCAAGCGTACGCCCTATGCTGTTCCACGCGGGGGCCGTTGGCATCGTCGTCGCGTCAGGTGGGTTCGTCGCATTAATACACGAACATCCGTCGAAATCGTCCACGCTCGGCCTATGCGGCGTCTGCGGCGATCCGAGACGGCTAACGGACTCAAAGGTGTTTGCGTCGGGTGCAGGCATTTTTGATCGCTCGTCTCAAGGTGGCTTTGACCAAGTCGTCCGTTGCGCAACGTAAGTACGCCTTCAGGATATGGACCGAGAAGCCGCTGATATCCTCAGCCGCTTCGCGTGGGCTGTCGCCGCAGTAAGCGACTCGTTCGAGTAATGCGTCTATGTCAACCACGGAACGCGCACAAATCGCCCAGCGTGATGAGGTACGACAGCCCTGGGCTGCCTACCGGCGTCGAGTAGGGCATATCGATCAAGTTGTTGACGGTAGGTTCTCGCGGGATCGTGCCCCACCGAGCCACGTCGGCAGTTTGCACGGTACTCAATGACGAAATCGCCGCGACGAACTTTGAACTTAGGATATTCGGCCACTGTCGATAGGGCGACGGCGATCGGTGCTTGCGCAACGTTGGATCGTCGAACGTCCCCGTCTGCTCACCCGGCCCAAGTTTGGCGAACTCGGCTTTGACAGGTGCTACCAGCGACGACAGCGAATCAGACCACGGTGAGAGCTTGCGTCCTGTCGTAGGCACGTAGGACGTATCGGATACGCCGTAACGGGTGTCGCAGACTACGGTATAGAGATCCGTGCCCGCCGCGAACACGTCGAGCACGCGCTTGCGCCGGAACACTGTCCCGTCGAACACAGCAAACGTCGCTTGGTGTGGGGGCGGCGTAATCGAGTGCAAAACGAAATGCGTGGCGTCTGTCGCGCTCGCCACATACGCGTTGTCAGTGGCCGCCGGCCATGGGGTTCTATCAAGCCACCCTGGCACGTCGGGCTGCCATGCGAGCGCAAGCCGCGCCACAACAGGGTGAGCTACCACCGTTCCAAACAGCGTCGCATCCGAGGCCGGCATCTGCCCGAGTACCCAGTTCTGAACCTCGAGAATCTGCGCCGCCGACGGAATACGCGACTCATGGCGCATGGTAAACACCACGCACGTGGTGCCCGAACCTTGGATCGCCGGATACGTGAACGCCGCTTCGACAGCGAGGCCTGGCGTCGATCGCACTAGCTCTTGATACTCGGCGTCGTTGCCGCTCACGGCAGGTGTGCCGGCGAGCTTCGATAGCCTATCCCGCAGCTCGTCGTCGCTTTCAGGCGCACCGCCACCCGATAGGCCCGTGCCGTCTGGCTGCGCGTCGACAATCGCTGTTGGCCCTATGCCTGCGGGTGGGCTGGCCCACACCAAAAGGGCCCCGGCGGGTTGGTTCGTTGTCGCGCCAGTATCTACGGCTTGGACAGGGACAAGATCCCCGTCAATGTAGTTTGCCGTTGCCGTGCACCGGTACCGAAGGCCACCCACAACACCAATCGTGCCGACGGCAATCGTGCCACCGCCACCGGCCGCACGAACACGCACCGAGCCGACTGCGCTGCTTGCGCCGCGCCTCGTGGTACCGAGGGACTTCGCGTCGTCATCCAGAGCAAGTGCCGTACGCGTTTGCCTCGAGACACTCTGCGAAATGGTAAGCGCGTTCGCATAAACCGTGCTCGACAAATCCGCGAGCATGCGTGCGTCAACGTCCACCTGCGAGCCCGCGTCCGTGTTGGAACCCGGCACGCGCAGCTTGTAGTCGCGCTTGTACTTCGCAATGATTTCGTCCCGAGTCGGGATGATGAGTCGGCCTGGTAAATTGTCAGCCAAAGATTGTCACCGAGCGCCCTTGGCGCAGGTTCGTGTAGCGGATGGTGATCACGTCCCGCTTGGGCGAGTCCACCGAAATAGAGTCGATCCGAATGTCCTGATTAGACACCAATTGGCCCAAAGCTTCGCGCACCGCAAGCTCGCCTACCGACGCGCGCTGGTGAAGCGCGACGCCACCGAGACTCTTGCGAAACGAATTGCCGACGTCCGAAGCTGCAGGCACCGAGCCGGCCTCGAGGCCTATGATAAGCGCCACCTGGTGATCCACTGGATGAAGGCCCGCCACACGGCCAAGCTCGTCGAAACGATAGGCGTGCGTCTCGGGATCGAAGTGCGTCCCCGTAGGCGCCAATTGCGTGAAGCTTCTGTCGGTAGGGCCAGGATCTTCAACCCCGGCGAGGAAGGATCCCGCTACAGACGTGGGCATTCGAGGTTCCAGGCAAACGCCTGGTCAATGTAGCTCTGGATTGTGGTTTGCGCGGTACGCACAGCCGTGTTGATCGTGACGCATACCTCTCGCGGAACCTGCGGAAACGGTATGTCTGGCAGGATGATCGGCGGAATGGGTAACTTGCAACATGCAAGCTCAGGAATCGGAATCGTTGGCTTCGGAATGTTGAAGTTCAGAAGATCCCCAATGTCCACCGTAACCGGTGGCAGAACGAGTTTGATCTGAATGCAAGGCATTACGTCACCATTTGGGCTGCGCGCCCGTCGAGTTTGAAGGTTGTAACTGCAGGCGCAATGGCCAACGCAGTAGCTGTAACCTCAGTCAATGCAGCGCTTGCGGCCGTCGCAGCCGAAGCGGCTGGCGTGTTCGCGAGTCCGGCCGCTATGGCGCCTACAGCCTTGGACAAGGCCGCCACGTTGGCATTCAACGCCGTCAGATATGCCTCGAGCGGCGTCGCCTTCACGGCGTTGTCAGGTATCCCAGTCGTGGGCCCTGTCGACACAATCGGCGCGTTGAGCGTAATGGCGCCTGCCTTGAGTATTGCTGTTGTGGCCACTGAGTCGAGTCCAGGTAGCCCAAGTCCCACCATAGGGCTCAAATCCAACCGCGCCCCGGCTGTCGTAATGGCGTGGAACCCCGTCTTATCAAAAACCAACCGTCCCCAAGGTGCCGTGAAATAGAGCCCGTCTGGCTTTATTTGCAGCGTCACCGGATCGCCCTCAAGCGCCCCGCCCTTGGTGCTCGTTGCGAACGATATCGTCCCGCTCTCGTGCAGCCGAATGAACTGGCCCGCCTGCGCGTAGACAATCGTTTCGCCCTTTTTGAGCAGCGGCAACTTGTCCACCGCCCTCGAGTCCTCGAGTGGCATCATGTGCAAGTCGTTCGAGTCGTGCCAATAGAGCGCCGTCGTGGCGCCCGCAGGATCGACTTCGTCACCCGCCTTGTCTGGATCGGGTGCGCGAGCAAACACGCCGTAGGGAAAATGCACCGCGCCCGTGGACGTCCCACCGCCACCCGTCATCGAGACTTGGTTCTCGTGGTAGCCGTCTTCCTCGCTCACCTCGGAATAGAGCACGTGGCCCATGTCGAATGTGTAGGGTGAGCTCATGTCTCGTCACTTCCAAACAGCAAATCCTGAGGCCGAATCAACTCGAGTGTTGTCGTCGTAGGTGGCGATTTGAAGTCCACGCTCTCGATCCAAAACTTGCCTGAAATCCCGAGGTGCGTGTCCGTGACTTGCACCATAGTATCCGGCGTCCACACGGCTCGTTTGCCGTCCACCGTGTAGCCTGAGTGTCCCACGACGGTGTAACTCAGCTTCCAACCTGCACGGTTTGCCTCAGCAACCTTGCGCTGGGCGAAGAACGTCGCTTCTTCATTGTTCGTGACAGCCGAGTCACGGAACGTCTTGATTTTCGTGAACCCAAGCGCCTGAATCTCTTTGTCGACGGCTTTGCCTTTGTAGTCCTGAAGGCCTCGCTTCGTTTTCTTGATACTCGAGCCCTTGGCGTACACATACGTTTCAGCGAACCGATGCGTCGTGTCGTTCGTGTGCCGAGCCTCAATCACCTCGCCTTGGGCCTCACGATCGATCACGAACGTGGCCTTTGCCTCAGAGTCCGGCTTGCTGATCACCAGCTCGCCATTCGGCGCAGCCCACAAGAACAGCCCCGAATGATCGAGGTGTCGCTTGATGAACCGATACCAACTCTCGGCCACATAAGCTCGCGCAAGTCTAGCTTGCTGCTTGGCCGTAATCTTCGGATTGACGGGCGCGATCAGCTTGTATCCCGATCGCGTGCTTCGCGCTTTCGTCGAGTCCAGTGTCACCGTGGCGTCTAGCCCGGTATCTTTGATCGCTTCTTCCACGAGCTGTTCGGCGCTCATATTCTCAAACGATCTGTCTCGAATGATCTCGCCGTCGTGGATGGGGGCCAGCAAATCTCGGCCCCGGATGGTGAGCGACGTGCCATTGCTCGCGTCCACCGATACCTCGTGCGCGTCCGTCCATCCCTCGTATTGTAGTCTGTCGTTGATGAAAAGGCGGAATGGTGTCCGAGGTGGGAACTTCGCCATCAGCTCACGGGCGTCATCCCCACGACTAATCTTGATCCCGAACGCGGCGGGTTGTGTAAAGACTGCGATTTTGACTTGGTAGTTCTGGGCGAGAATGTCCTTCTCTTTCGCCAGCTCGAGCCTGACTTCGTCCTTGAGCGGGCCCTTGCCATCAGTCGCCGTGCGTTTCGTCGGCGGGGTTGGGGCCTTCTTACTGGTTGCCATACACCAAGTGCTTGATCACCGTGCCCGGCTGAATCGACAACGGCGACTCGATCGCGTTCATCTGCAAAAGTTCAAACGAGTGCTCGAGCGATCCATAAATGGCCGTAGACACTTCGCCAATGCTCATGGTTCGAAGCACCACGTATTGCGCCACGGGCAGCAAGGCCACCGTAACTTCGCGCTCAATATCGGCGAGGGCCGCTTGCAGGTTGCGAAGCGCCTCACGCGCGAAGTTGCTCTCGGGCGTCATGCCATACAGCATGGTTTCAATCTCGCCCAACGTGTCGATCGTCGACCTCACCCGGCCCATGAACGACGAGCGATAGAGCTCGCCTGTGTCCTTGGCCGCCTGAATGAACGCCGCAGCCGTCGTCACGGCGTCCAGAAGGCTGCCTACGCGCGCAGGATCGGACATGGGCAGTGGCGTGAAGAGGAACGGCGAAAACGCGGCCTCGGCCGCCTTGAGCCGCGCTATTTCGGCTTTGAGTTGGGCCGATATCTGCTGCAAGTCGTACACGGCGTCGGATAGGGACGTGGTGACGGCGCCAAACGCAACGATCTCACGCCCGTCCTCTTCAAACGTCACGTCCATGTCCACGCCGCTTTGGTGGCTCGGATCAATGGCGTCGCTCCATTCGGACGCATACGCCCGCAGGATACCCATGTGCGGCACAACCAGATCGCCAGTCTGCCCACCCTCGAATAGGGAACGAAGCTTGTTCAGCACGCCAGGAAAGAGCGAGCCATAGCCCTTGATCGTGTTCTGTCCCATGATCTTGAGTTTGATCGAATAGGGCTTTCGGCCACCCTTCTCGGGCATGCCGCCATTCACCTTCCAGAACTCGTGCATGTGCTTGCGCAGGCTTCCCTGCACCGAGAGCGACGAGTAGGGAAACGGCACGCCGTTGAACTCTGCCTTGGGCAGAAGTTGAAGATCGGTTTTGGTTGCCACGTTACTTGGTGCGCCCTGCGTCAGTGGCTAGGCCGTTGTTGAGCTTTAGAGTCATCAGAATCCCGTTCGTCTCACTCAGTTGGGTATTGATAGCGTCCTTCACGCCTTTGGTGGCCTCGGAACCCTTGTCGAACGAGGCAACCAATTCATCGGTGTTCAAGCCCTTGTTCTGATCGGACTCGGACTTGATAGAACCCATGAGAAAGTCTTTGTATCGAGCTTCCTCTTCGGGATTCGAGCTGAAGAAAGTCTTCTGAGTTGTTGGGTTTTTGATCAGCTCTTCACGCTGCGATTGCATGGCGTCGACAAAGTTGGACGCGTCCTCACCCTTTGCGCGACTTCCGCCGAAGAACTTCCGGCGCCATTCTTCGGTTTTCTGAATGTTGTTGTCGACCTCGGCGAGACGATCAAACGTTGCAGAGGCTTTGCCCAAGCGTTCTCCAGACTTGGCCTTCTCTTTGTCTGCCGCAACCATTTGTCTGTATTCTTCAGTCTGCATGGCCATCTCGCGTCCCTTCGCGCCATGCTTCGTAACCAATCCACTCTCTACAGCCGCAAAACGATCGTGCGCAATCTTGGCTGCATTGGCCTTCAGTGTGTAGTGCTCTTGGAATATGTCGCGCGCCTCGCCCGCCTGTTCGCGAGCCTTCGACACTCTGTCAGCGCCAACGCCTGAATAGCCCTTCGCGTCGATATACTTGAGGACACTATCGGCCATGGACAGTTTGCCCTTGCCTTGCACCTCAGCATACTTGTCGGGGGCGAAGTGCTTGAACAATGGGCCGAGGACGTATTCGCCAAAGTATCCCATGCCTTCGGCCGCAAACGTCAACGCTGTCATGAAGTGCGGGAGAGCATTCGTCGCAACTGGCAGCACCGCGTCTTTGAATTGAGACGCCGCGTCCGTCATCGCGTTGTTGAACGCGGCAGCCTTGGCTTCGGTAGTGTTGGCGGCTTTGGCGAAGGCTGTTTCAATCTCTTCGCTTGCCATTGTAATGGCCTGCATACGATCGAACTCGGCTTGCACGGCTGCCTTGCCCGCTGCAATCTTCTCTTTTTCGGTGCCGGCCGTTTTCGTGTAGGCCTCGCCGTAAACTGACTGCAATGCAGTGACGATGGGCTTTGCGCGTTCGTCAGCAAACATAGCGTTCAACGACTGCCGCTGGTTCTTCAAGCCGCCCTTACTCGTCGCCGCAAGAGCCTCTTTGAGAATCTCACGCGGATCGCGAATCTTCCCGTCCTCTTGAATGGCGTTCACGCCAAAACGTTCGAAACCTTTGAGCCGCGCTGTCTTTGAGAACTGATTGAAGAACGCTGCAACGCTCGTCATGGTTTCGGACGCGGTAGCCTTGCCGCCCTTCGCCCGAATTGTCTGAGCAAACCCGCCCAGAACCTTCATCGACTCGCCGGCACCCAAGTCCTCGCCATTGGCACCTTTAATCGAGAAATGTGGCGCGATGGCCGCGATGCGTCCCATCTTGTCCGCCAGATCCTTGATCTCGACGGCGCCGATCTTGCCTTGGCCTGCAATGGTAGCCATGACGCCCGCCATCACCTCGGCCTTGTTTGGGATATCACCAAGCCCGTTCGAGACGTCTGCGACGGCCCCAACCATGTCTTGCAAATTGGTTCCCGTGGCGCGTGACAAGCGGGACATTTTATCGAAAATGTCCATACCCATGCGCAGATCGCCTGTCTTGGACACGAACTTGGAGAGCGCGTCCGCCGACTCTTGGTAAGAATATCCGGCGTCGTTGGATGACGATCGAATCTTAGACATGATCGTCTTCGGATCGATGTAGCCCTTACCTTCGGAAGGTATCCAGGCCGCGTTGGACATGTCTGTCAAAGAGGACTCGAGCCTTGTGTGTCGGCCAACCGCACCACCAACGTCAAAGTCGAAACCAGCGCCCTTCGCGACGTCCATGCCCACGCCCAAGACACTGCGTGCCCCACGGATCCCAACGCCAGCGAGTGCACCGCCTATGGCAGAAGCCGCACCCCAACCAATACGCTCACTAGCTTTCGGGCCAGCGATATCGCGTTGCATTTTGCTGACTCGTGCCTGCGCCAGAAAATGCTCTCGCAACTCACTGTCAGACATGCTCGTCAACCCGCGACGCGGGGTGTATTCGCCACGAGAACGAGTAACAATGGCGCGTGAATCATTGCGCTCTTGCAGTCTGAGTGAGCGTTCGCTTTCGCGCGCCGCTGTCGCTCTACTCTTCGCCGCTTTAGCCTCGGCCTTATCGGCCTCAAGCTTTGCTTTGGCCGCGTCTTCCTTGGCGCGTTGCTGTTGCTGGACAGCTCGACGATCGGCCGCGATACCCGAAATCTCTTCGGCCTCGCGTTGAATAGCCAACTTCTTACGCTTGGCTGCGATCTTGTTCAAAGCGTCGTCGAGCATTTCGCTATCCGACTTCGCCTTGGCTGCACTTCGGCTCGCAGTGGCACCAGTATTGGAACCGCGCGACACTTCAATCGATGGCGCAACACCCTCAAAATTCTTCTTAATAAGCGCAGCCGCCTTCGCCGAAGCCTTGACCAAAGGCTCGAACAGCGAGTCGGGATTCGCGTCCAGCGCCGCCCCTACGCGGATAACGACATCAGCCACGAAGCGCCTCGTGCACGTACGCCAAGAGCTTGCGACACGTCGTCTGCTGCGGCGTAGGCAAGTCCGAAAGCCCGTCCATGTCGCCCTGCCATGGCTCTATCAGCGGCGAGCTTTGCACCCGTAGACGCTCGAGCGCGTCCCAGAGGTACCGAACACCGTCCGGCGTGAGCGCGAGGCCTAGATTGTCTTCTGCGGCCTCGAGCCAGGGCAGCGAAATGTCACTCGGATCGCATGTCCCGCGAGCCACCGCAAAAATCATCAGCGCGTCGTTGTAAGCGTCCTGAAAGTCATGCCTCGCAGGCATCGGCCCTTCGGGGTGAAGCGTGCACGCCTTGTCCGCAGCCACCGCACGAGCCGTCGTGTAGTCGTTCGCTGCGAGCAAGCGCAGTCCCACCCGAACGGCTTGCGTCGGGGCGCTCTGCCACGTTTGGGCCCACGCCGAGGCGGGCAAATCCACCACGACAGGCGGCGGGACGATGCGGATCGATTGGCTAAAGTTGCTCACTTGGCGTCGCCTCGCTCGAACTTTCGCCACCGTCCGAGGACAGCGAGGAAGCCAGCAACCTGGCCTCGGGTGAGCTGGCTACTAGGCACGCCAAAATATGCGTGAAGCTCCATCGCAAGTCCGGCGCAAGCCTCGTAAAAAAACGATCGTCACTCTGCGATACCTCCGTATCGATCATGCTGATCAAGTCCGAGAACGCAATGCGCGTGGCGTAGGGCGAGCACGCCGTCTGCCACCGCTCGTGGTGCTCGTAGAGGTACGCAATCACCTCATAGTCGAGGTTCATGACTTGTTCGAACCCGCCGTCGAAAAACGGCGCACGCGGCGTCGACTCGTGATCGAGACAGGCGATAGACAATACCGCCGCCATCTGCGCGAGACGGAAGAGTGGCGTTTCGGGCGACTCTTTGCGCTCTCGCGCGTAGTCCGCCGCGATTGTGTAGGCTTGGGATACCTCAGCGCCCGTGAGCGGGCGAAGGGCTAATTTGACAGTGTCGTGGCCAGGGTATTCGACCAATCGCTCGGCTCGAGTACCCTGTATCGCTGCTGAGAATTTCATGGGGTGGGTTACATGAGATCAGGCATGCCGCCTTCGAGTGTCAGGGTGCCTTCTACGGTGCCCTTTTCGACGTTCGACTTCATGCCGTTTTCGGTGACGGCCATCGTGATTTGATGGACCTTGCCGTTGATGGTAATCCCGATCACGACGTCGTCTTGATTCAAAGCGGTTTCGACCATGGCGAACGAAACGCCCTTTACAGGGACGACAACGTTCACCGTGGCGGACACTTCGACGGCGCCTTTCGAGTGGCCATAATAGCCCTCGGCGCCTACGAGTTTGGTGCGGCCCGTCTTGATCTTGTAATCCAGATCATAGGCCTCTGCGATCTTCTTGCCGTTCCAATAAATGGGTGCGGCCCGGACAACTGGGTTTGCCATTTTCCTAATCCCTTAGCTGTTGGATGTCTGCCGCACGATCACGCCCAACTGGTGTTGGACTCGTCGGACGAGAAGAGGGACGGCGCTCTGAATGCGCTTCGCCACCGTGTTGAACTCACTCACGGGTGGGTTCTCGCGGGGATCTTCAATCCACCCGCTGCGGAACCAATCGAGCATGCGCTGTAAGAGGTGTGCGTTCCATGTGGCAGGCGTTGCGATGCCAGATGGCAACGCGTTCGCCTCAACGGGCGGATCCGCCTGAACGTATTTGTTGAGGGCTTTGTATCCCTCATAGAGAATCGAAGTATCGAGCGAGGCGTAATCCGGCATGACGGCGTCGCCCACATCGAGGCACCGCTCTTCGCCCGCGTTGCCCGCAGTCGTGAGGCAGTATGTCGTGATTGCGCGAACCACGCGTGCCGAGTCGCCCACGGTGCGCACCGGTGTAACACCGGCATTCAGCGCGTCGTTGCACTCGAGATCCGTCGGGGTGTCCGACTCATACCCGAGAGGCGTTGCAGGGATACCCGGCAACACGAGCCCGTCGTAGTCCGGCACCGGATCGGCGCCTTCGGTAACCGCTCGCACGGCCGCATTGGCTGCAGCAATCTCGGCCGGGTGAGCCTCGCAATTGCGATCCCACACAACCTGGCTTCGAACGTGGTTCAGGCCACCCGAATAGGTGCCGCCACCGCCGAGGGTGCCCTGCGCCAGCGTCTTCGCAACTTGAAGCGCGCTGTTCACGCCGAACACCAAGTGCTCGTATTGCATAACCGTCGAGACAGCCTTGGCGTCAGCAAAAGGCTTCCACTTGGCCACTGCATTCGAAGCGTCCGTAGAGGCCACCGCGATGCGCCCATAGCGTCGTGACATAAGCTTGGTGAGAATCGTTGTAGGATCCTCAGTCCCCGTTCCGGTGGATGAAGCGCCCATGCGCACTCGGTTTGAGCCCGCCGCTGCGCTGCCCGTGAGCGTGCCCACAAGGCCCGAGGGCAATGCGGACTTGTCCCAGGCTACAAGCCAATCGCGTCCACCCGCCCCGACGTTCTTGCACGTCAGCGTGAGGGTATCCGAGCCCGCAGAGTAGGCCGCCGTCACCGGTAACCGAGGCCGCGCCGCTATGGCTGCCGCAATGGCTGCACCCACGTCGTCGACGGTATCCGTCGCATTGACGGTGCCTGTCATGAGCTCGCCCGCAACGCGCAGCGCCCACGTGCCCGCCGTCGACCACGTGCCCGAGAGCACTAGTGTGGCCGTCGCTGCGGTACCCGAGCCGGCTTCTGCCACGGCTGCGAGGTAGAGCCGCACACCAGGCACCTTAAGCGCCTTGTAAGCCATACGCGCGAGCTGCGAGCCTGCGCCTGCATAGGCGTCGACCTCGTCGGTTGTCGAGACTTGAACGACGTCATTGTCCGCCGTCATCGAGCCTGCCGAAGTCTTCAAGCCGACGCACAGGCATGCCATCTCGCTTTGAGAAGCGGACACGCTGCCCGCGCCATAGATAATCTGCGCCGCGAAGCGCGGGACCTTGTAGGTTGAGTCGAAACCCAAAATCTGAAATGCCATTTACGCACCCTCGTGTTCAAAATCGGTTGCACACGCGGGCTCTGCGCCATGTTCGGCCCGCCATTCATCCACCGCTGCTTCGTGCGCCGCGAGCACCACGGACGCGTCCACCAGCGGGACGTTCATCTTTCGCGCTGTCGCTTCGTCCGCCGCGACGAGATACCCGTCGAGCAGCGCTTGCCGGTAATACGCGTGCTGCGTAGTTCCCTCGACATGCACGTCCACAGCTTCGAGCGTGGGCACATAGCGCCCGTGGCGCAGCACCACGCCCAGCGGGCGCACAAGGCCCACGAAACACGCAGCGGCGCCGTTCGCGTCCAGGGCACTCGCGCCCCCCGCGTAGGGATTGGCAAATACTTTGATCATGAGAAATTTATCTCGAGCGGTTGAAGCAACTCGACTTCCGATCGGTTCCACTGCTCTTCGTAGTGAACCCCGAGTTCCCATGCCGGATACCGGCGCGACTCGCTGTGATCCAAGTCGATCGTAACCTGAGTCATTTTGCTATGCAGTGGACTCAACTGCCGAAATCGTGTGCTTCCGTACAGAAGCTCGCCGTCACGCCAACATGGATCGTAACCAATCGACGTGGCTATCGAAAGCGCTTTGAATAGGCCGTTTGCGAAGGGTTGCCGTCGCACCAGCTTCGCTTGGACCGCAGGTTGCGGAATCCAAAGAGCCGTAATTGTCCCGTATTCAACGTAGAAATCTTCGGCAATCCAAGTGCGCTTTTCCACCGACTCGCGCCATGCGAACAAAGCTGGCAAATCACGCTCGTTGAACTCGGCGTCTCTTGGATCGTAGGCGAACGTGGACGCGATTGGCCCAACTCGGTCCGCGCCAACTGCACGCCAAGCGTCCGAGCAATAATGGTTGGCTATCGTCGACCAAAACGACAGCAGTTGCGTCAGAAGAGGATCCCCGACTGCGTCTTTCCCGTCTTGTGGAACTTCAATCGGAAGTTCGGTGCCACCAAACGGATCAAGCACGCGAGATCATCCGTGCCCATGTCGAAAACACTGTGGGGATGCCGTCCACCACGTGAAACGCCGAATTGCGCGCCGCCTGCGTCATGAACCAGAGCGGCTTCGTCCCTGGGTGGTGCACGAACGGCACTCGAACCCAGCGGCCCTTACTGAAAAAACACAGCATTGGCTTCGCCGCACCCTCTTTGCGCGTGCGTTGGTTGGACGTCCACGTCCAGCCTTTGAGGTGCTTGGTATTCGTGCGCGTCCCGCCACGGTTCACGCTCGACTTGGACCACGCGACGCTGCCCACCTTGCCGCCCTTGACGTGCTTGGGCTGGATAATGTGTGGCTGCGTACCAAACTCGACGTAGCTCGCATGCGACGCCTTTGCGCGCAGCGCAGCAATCATTCTGCGCTGGCTCGTCTGAACCATTTTCGTCGAGAGCGACGCGGTCAACGCCCCACTGCGATCCTTGTACGGATGCGAGGACTTGAGCGACTGCATTTCACCCTCGGTTGCGGCTTGAACAAGCTCGCTCATGTTCCTTGGCAACTGCGCCGTGGCAGCCTTGACCGCCGCCTTGAAGCGACTCATGTCAATCGATACCGAGAACACTAAAAATCCCCCGCGTTCGAGGTGCCGTCCGCGTTGTCGATGAACATGCGGCGCCCACTGTCGTAGACAATCCCGCCCACATTCTTCGGCCTGAACCCGTCCTCTTGGACGACGTCGGGCAACTGCTGCTCAGCGTTCTGAATGCGGTTCAAACGCTCAATCGCGCGCTTGTACATAGAGTCCGAGCGATCATGCTCGCCGTACGTCCGCACGTATTCAGGATGTCGCCTGAACAAGAACGCAATCACAATCTCTTTGACCGATAACTTGAAGAGGCGATCGGACGATATCCCGTCGGGAAGTTTGGAATACTGTCCGATCACGAACCCTTCGGCTTCGGCCTCGGCGTCTTCGATAATGGCGCCGATCACGGCCGCGTCAGGGACACCGTCACCGTCATCATCCGTTAGTTGGACTAACGTCTGCGGCGGTAACGATGCCTCTATATCGGCCTGGAAAACGTATCTAGGCAAGCTCGGCCACCTTGAGGGCAATGAGCCTTCGTGCCTCGCTCGCCTCGAGCGACACGACACTTCCGGGGCCGTGTTCGCCGTAGTGACATTTGAGCACCACCGAAAGCTCGGTAGGCTCGGCCTTCGGAACATAGAGTTCCGGCGTAAACTTATCCTGGCGAGCCATGTTACTGGACCGCGCCAATCAGCAATCCACCAACGTACGCAGACGTCTGCACTTCAGCGTCGTTGTGCAATACAACAAGCTTGTTGCCACCGCGTGAACCGCGATCCTGGACATAGTATTCGCGAACGAGGAAGCCGCCCTGAACCGAGCCGTCGCTGTTGCCCGAGAGGTTCCAGCGGAAGGTGTAGCTCGAAGCGACGTCGTCCTGCGTGGCAGGCGGGTTCTGCTCGGGGCTGCGGAAGAGCACCACGTTGTTGCCCCAGACATACGAAAGGCCGCCCGAAGAGTTCTTCGTGCGCATTTTGCTCACGTAGATCGGGGGCAATCCGAAGGCGCGCGAGATCGCGTCCTCAGCAGGAATGGGCGCGATGGCGTCCTTGTATTTCAGGAAGTCCTGAACCTTCGAGTTCTGAACGAACGCGTTCCAGACGGGCTGCGACATAAGAATGCCGCTCACGCCGCCCCACGACTTCGTCTGCAAGTCGAGAAGATCCTTGATTGGATCCGCAGCGCTGCCGCCGTTCCACTTCTGAGTGCCACCGAGGGTGGTAACCACCGAAGCGTCCCAGCTACCCGAGACACCCATAAGGGCCGCCACGCGCTTCTCACGCTCAATGGTGAGGGCTTCCATGACGCGCTTCGCGAGTGCCTGGCGAATCTTGAGCGGTGCGTCTGCAGCCGCTTCAACCTGCGTCGAAACGAACCCGCCAAGTGCATACTCGGTTGTCGTGTATGTCGAGTTCAAGAGCCTCGGCGCAATCTCAGCAACCTGTCCGCCAGGCACACCGAGAATGGGAGCCGCGCCCGTGAACGCGTCTTCCTTCGCAAATGTGAAGAACTTGTCTGAGGGCTTGTTGACGATCAGCGGCGCCGAAACGATATCCGCCATGGGCGGCTCGTTGCGGTATCCGGCCGCATAGTTCGGCAAGGCCGACGGAAGGTGAACATCGCTGGGGCCGAGGTCCATGGCGACAGACTTGCTGCCGAGGCCGCTTCGCCACGAAGCGAGGAACTGGCGTCCCTGCTCGGGACGCATGGCTGCCGCAGCGCCTTCGGCTGCAAATTCAGAACAATAGATCGCAATGGCCTCGCTGAGTTTGTTCTCAGTTGGCGCCCAACGATCCACCTGGTTGCCATTCGCGTCATAGACATTGCCGGACTCGATATCCAACTTCTGTCCGTCGCCAACGTTTACAATTCTTTCACTCATAATCGTCTCTCACTTCCTTATGCGTTGTGCGAGACGCCGAGCAGAACCAGGACGTCCTCACCATCAGCAGCCGTGCTCAGGGCCACGCCAACCGCTGGCGTGCCCGCACCCTGCGTCTTCACGAACTTGCCCGCCGTGGCCGAAGCCATCACGAACGTGCCCGCAGTCACCGCGCCGTCCGCGACGGAAATCACGGTGCCAGCGGTGCGAACGCGGCCGGCAGCGCCAGCGGCAATCGCCTCGAGGCACACGCCGATGCAAACGTCACCGTCGGCCGCGGGGCCCACCACGCCGACGCCTGCAGCAAGGTTGCTGGCAGAGATCGCGTTGGTAGAGTCCACCTTGACCGGGGTGCCGGCGGCGAGTGTTGACCCGCCAGTATTCTTGAAAGGCAAATCCGCATACGACGGCGTCGTTGCGAACTGATTTACGATAGCCATGTTTCAGTTCCTTCCTAAACGCCTCTCGCAACGATCTGCGAAGCGTGTTCAAATGAGATCCCGCGCTCGAGCATCAGCTTCTTCGCGCGATCGGTGAGCGACACCTGGGGCGCGGGCGCTGCGGGACGAACCGCTGCGGGCGCTGGCGCCGTAATGGTGTTCATGAGAGCTTGTTCGGATTTTCGAACGCGCGGATAGAGCTTGTCGAATAGCGCCGCATCGCTCTTGAGAACGATCAACATTCCGTCGCGATCCGCGTCCGTAAGCTTCTTCGCGCCGGCATACGTTTCGAAGGCGTCGTCTACGCGCGCCTTGAGATCGTTCGCCTCGCGTTCTGCGCGCCATGCGCGAAGCTCAGAGAGCTCGACACTGGCTTGCTCTGCGCGGGCTTCGGCGTCTTTGAGTTGAAGAGATAGCGCGGCAGTTTCGGCCGCCTTCTCGCTTAGGGCGGCAGCAAATTCCGCCTCTCGCTTCTCGATATCCATGTTTGCAACCTCGGTAGGTTCAGGGCTGACGTCCTTCGCCAGCGCGTCCATTTCGTCTTCTTCGTCGTCGTCCGCGTTGAGCGGGTGTTCGAGCGCTTCGTGCTCTTCAATCGCGGCGTGGATGAGCGACTTCACCGCGTCGAAAATCTCTTTGACCGTCGACGTCATGGGCGAGTTCAACATGCAGCGCAGCGCGCCCACGTAGCTCGGCACGTCCACGCCATGCACCGGCTCACCGCCGCCCATGTCGTAGTGCTCTTCGAGCCTGGCGAGGTGTTCCGAGCACTCTTTCGCCGTAGCCAAATCCGCAACGCCCAATGCCTTGCGAATGGCCGGCATATACTCGTGACTTGAGTATGCAAATCCCATGTTCTGATCCTTCGCCGCAAGCGGCTGCATGCCGTCGAGGAAGGGCACGTTCGTCAGCCCTGCCGACGTGAGCCGCGCCCCAACCTGTTGCCCCGTCACCCGATCCTTCGAATTGAATCGAATGGCTGGTGAGATGAACTTGTACTTACCTTCGCGGATGTATTGCCGCGCGAGCTCGCCCCATTCGACGAGGCCCCAGAGCGCGCTTTGATCATGTTTCAGATCAATGATCCAACCCTGCGCCGGCGCGCCCACTTGCGGGACGCTGCCATCCGTCGGACTCATTTCAGACGCGTGTTCGAAGTCGATCGCAATCTGCCTGTTCTCTGTCGCGTAGAAGTTGCGGACAATCTCACCGAAGATCTGCGCGTTGAGCTCAAACGGGCCCGCGGGATGCCCGCGATAGGTCCCTGCCCTACCGAGCTGGATCCATACGGGTGCGGTACCCTCTTCGGTATCGCTCAGCACAACGACTTCGCCGTGCCCGTGAACCAGGCGATCGGCGAGGTGACGAATCTCGAGCTTTCCAAACTCGGGATGCGAGATCGTCAGCGTGGCCTTATGCGTAATCCCGAACTTTTTGAACGCGCGCAGAATGTTGCGCTTCGCTTCACGGTAGTCCGATTGCGACATGTGCTCGCGCTGCTGCTCGAGACGAGCCATCGCGTTGCGTGCACGAGCCTTCGTGTCCACCGGATACTGCTTTGATTTGGGCAACGCAAAAGCGTCGGTTGGAAGGGCTTTACGCTTCTTCGAGTCCATCAGTTGGAAGCTGCACGGAATGTCCTTCGTCGGGCGCGTATGGCTTCACCAATCGAAGTCGCAAGTCCGTGTCGTTCTGAACAAGCGGCAATCCGACTTGCTCGGCAATCTTCACCGCGTCGATCGGCATATCGAGCGAGGCCCCGACGCGCGCGAGCTCGAGAATGGCTGCCGGATCCGGCGCTTCGTCGACGTGAATCTTCAGGCGAGGCGTGAGCGCTTCGAAACCTGGATAGTTGAGCGCAACAATTGATTTGGCAACACTGTCCCGCAACGCATCCGACAGCCCTGCGGCGTCGTATCGCGTGAGCTCGAGTGTCTCGCGCTTGCCGACGTCGGCTGTCGACCGACTGCCAAACTTACCTGACTGCGTCGTGAACGTCTGCCCGAGTACCGCTTTCGAGATGGCCGCGTCGAGGTAGGCCAGAAAATCTTCGAAGCTCAGTGTCGACGTGGCCTTGAGCAACTCGATCTTGATCGAGTCAGGCAGCGTCACGCCCGAAAGCGAGCCTGCACCGAGGGCCTTGATCGCCCTGTCCGCCGCAATCACGTCCTCGTCACCCGCCGTGCGAGGCCTATCAGGCGCCTGATCGTCGCTCGTACGATAGGTGGCAATCGCCCACGGACGCACGAAGCGCTCGAAGTCTTGGGCACCCACGCGAAGCACCAATCGCTTGAAGGCGAAGTACGTCGAGAGGATACGGCCGAGGCCCTCGCGGGTTTGATAGTTGCCCCGCAAGCTCGGTGCAAACACCACGAACTTGTGCGGCTCGCTTTCAATTCGGATGCCTGCAATGGCCCCGTGCCCCGAAGGGCTGAACCAGTTGCTCATGGCCGAGCCTTGGTCCCAAACGTACAAATCCCACGTTCGCGAATCGGGGTAACTTAGACGTCGCGGGTGAATAAGTTGCAGTTGCCGAACCCGCCAGCCCGAGGCGTCGCGTTCCCACACAATCTCTTGCGCCGAAATTCCGTAGTACAGGCCCCAGAGCAACTGCGCGAAGCTCTGCGTTCGGTGCGGGATCGCCTCAAGCTGCGCTCGCACACAATCCGCAATCTCAATGGCCAAAGGCTCTTGAGAAACCGGCGACACCTCAAGGCGTCCGCCCGCTGTCGACAAGACGCGCTTGCTCAGCACGCTGTAGCCGTGCGGCTCATGATCCAAGAGCTCGTCGAGCACGTCCACGAACTGCGCGCGGAAACCCGACAACGCAAGCCGCGAAGCTGTCGAGATATAGGTAAGACTGATATTCGACCCGATGATGATCGGGTACTTGTCAATCTGAGGTGGCGGCGCGATGAGCGCGGCTAAGTTCTTCGTATCGTCACTCAATTGAACAGCGGGCCCTGGTAATCGGCGAGCCTGTTTTGATACACCTTGAACGTCGGCTCGTAGCGCTCACGCACCGTCGCGCTCAACTCTTTGCTCGCGTTGCACGCGGCGCAAATGGCCCACGTATCCTGCAATGACGCGCGGTTGCGGTTATAGAAGTGATCGATATGGCAGGCTTCCAATCGAACGCCGTCCCTAACGATCTCAACTTCGTTGCAATGCGGGCAGATGCCGCGGTAACGGCTCTGCACGAAATTGATATGATACGCGACGTCCTTGGGGCGCGGCTCTCTGCGGCCGCGTTGCTCAATCAACGTAAGACGGCCATCAATGCCCGTCACCTTGGCCTCGACTCGCTCAACGGCGACTTCGACCAAGTCCAGTTTCGTATGGGTTGAACCGACGATATGGGTGAGCTTCGCGATATCCTCGGACACACGCGAAACGGACGTAACCATAGCCGTCACGGCCATGTCTAACGCAGTGGGCAGCGTACCACGACGCGCAGCCATAAAGACTCGAGCGACTTCTTTGCGCGCCTGCATGGCAGCCTGCGTTTTGCTCGCCATACAGACGAACAATGCCTGCTCTTCGGTGAGCCAGTACTCTTGGACTTCGCGCTCTTGCCAGCAATTTGGCCGGCTTTCATAGCGTTCCACCGTGGAACGCTGTAAAACGTCGCTAATTTCGCCAATCTCTATCAAGCGACCAATGAGCTTTCGCACCATACGTGGCTGCTTGTACCCAAGTCGATCGGCCAAGTCCGTATCCCGAACCCTCGGCTCGTCCTCGGCACTCATGTCGAGTTGCCACCCGCTCACCGAGCGGATCACCATATCTGTTGACTGCATCAACCTATCGGGGCTTCGTCAAAGTCCGATGTGGACGCTTCTGGCCTTCGCACTCGTGGCCTCTCGCTTGCGAGCGCGTCGTAGGCTGCGGCAAGCGCGTCCACCTGATCGTCGTGCGGATCTCGAACACCAGTGAACGAACGAAGTTCATTAATGAAGTCATCAGCCCATGGCCTTCGTGCAATGCGCACCGCCCCGCGGTTCCATGCGGCCGCAATGGGCATAGCGCGCGTGTATTTGTCGCCTTTAGGGTTGAGGGCCACGATCGGGACACCACTCGTCCGAAAGAACTGCGCGGCCGCGAGCTCTGTCCCCGAGGCGTACCACCTCAATTGGGCACCCGTGTACTGTCCGCAAAGGGCCTTCAGGCGCGCCGCAAACGTCGGTGCCGAGCACTGTAGGCGTAGGATATCCACGACGTAGTAATCGTCGCCAGAGCGCGCCACGACAACAGCCACCGAATAGTCTGAACTGGTTCGCTCAGAGTAGGCGAGGTCGACGCCTATGGCATATCGCACGTTGTCCGTAGGAAGCGCGCTGTACGTCACCACGTCACCCTCGAACACTGCGCCACCACGGGGCCTAGGCTCGCCTTGGTAGAGCGAGGCCCAGGTGTATTCGCCCACGGCCAGACGCTTCGCCTCGAGGGCCTCAGCGTCCCAGCGTTCGGGCCACAGCGCTTTGCCATCCTCACTCAGCGCTGGCAGGTTAATGTGTTTCCAGATGCTCGAGCCCGCGCCGCTGTAAATGTGCCCGATTAGATCGTCATGTAGCCACCGCGTATGGCACACGATCGCGCTACCGCCAGGCTCTATACGGGTTTCGGCGACGTCGTTCCACCAATCCGCCACCATGCTGCGGTAGGCCGCAGACTCGGCTTGTAGGCGGTTTTTATATGGATCGTCTACGATCAGGCAATTCACGCCCTGCCCAGTCAACGGGCCCCCGACGCCGCCTGCGAGCAATCCGCCACCTTGCACCGTACGCCACTCATTGAGCCGTCGAGAGTCCTCGGCGAGCTTCACGCCCGCAGCCTCGGCCCACATGCGGGCTTTGCGTGACTTCGATTTGGCGACGTCCGCTTCGTACGAAATAAACGCCACTGTGAGCTCAGGATGACGCAGCAGCGATAGGGCCACGAAGGCCAGAAGCGTGTCCGTCTTGCCATGACGAGGCGGCGCGTGGCACGTGCGGCGCACCGACTGCGTCCACGACAGCTCGAGCGCCTCGACCAATGGCCCCAGATGCTTGGGCGCTGCATACGTGGGCGACACGCGGGGAACAAATTCGTTCATGCCCACGTTGGCGCGTCGCCGTCGACGAAGCTCGTACTCGGCCGATGCTCGTAAGAGCAGGCTATTTGGTTGTGGCGATGATTCGCTCAAGTTCCTCGTCGGATAGCTGCGTCACGTCCACGATCGCCACCGGGCCACCGTTGGGGCCCGAGTGCATGTGCTTGTCCGTCCGTCCCCAGCGCGTCGGGAACTTACGCTCGAGCCACCACTGCGCATGCTTCGGGTCATCGGCTGCGGCCTTCATAATTAGCGCCACGGCGCGCACCTCGGCGCTCTGTTCGGCGTCGAGCACGGCTTTCTGGAAGCTCTCGTAGGGCTCGCCAGTTTTGCCCATCCAACGGGAGAACGTCTCGTTGGCGATCCCCGCCCACTGGGCTGCAACCTGGCGGTAGTTGCCGCCTCGCAGCGCGTCGCAAATCTTCTTCGTGAGCTCGGGATCGATCTTGGTTGTACGGCCCCGTTTTTTTGGTTGTTCAGACATGACTTACTCGTTCTGCGCTCTTGCCTGTCAGCTTTTCCCAACGGGCAACAATCGCGTCGCAATACCTCGGTTCAAATTCCATTCCGTAACAAGTGCGTTCAAGTTGCTGCGCAGCAATGAATTGAGATCCGCTGCCCGAAAACGGTTCGCAGATGATCTCACCGCGCTGCGTGTGATTCTTTATGGGTGGCTCAAATAGGGACACCGGCTTCTGGGTTGGATGCCCAACCTTGTCCTGATCGCGCCCGATATGCCAAACACTCGTCTGGTTCTTCTCGCCGTACCAGGGCGGCTGTTTTCCTTTGATCCACCCGTAGAAACACAGCTCATGCTGCCAATGATATTGGCCAGAACGAGTAAGGACGAAACTCGGTTTTACCCAAATGATCTGTCGATGGATAAGGATATCCGCCGCCGCCGCCGCCGCAAAAAACGTGCCCTGCGTCAACATTGGATGCCAGAAATAGAATGCAGGAGTATCCGTCAGGTGTGGCACATAGGCTTTGATGGCGTTTTCTAAGAATGCCTGAAGGGCTGGCCCATCCAAATCGTCGTTTTCAATGTCTATTGGCGCCTGTTCGCCCGCGAATGAAAAGCCTGGGATCCCCTTCTTCACCGCAACGTGATTCACCCCGTAGGGCGGATCCGTGTTCATGAGAACGGCATGCTTGCCATTCATCAGACGGGCAACGTCTTCTACATTGGTTGAGTCGCCACACATCAATCTGTGTTCGCCAAGCAGGTACAAGTCGCCGCGCTTGGTGGACGCAATAGGTGGCGGCTCTGGGACATCGTCTTCATCCAGCGTTGTCGTGTCGCCGTACAGAGAGTCTGCCAACTTGCTGATCTCACCACTGTCCCACCCCGCCAACTCAGCGTCGGGCAGGCCGTATTCGGACAAGAGCGCCGCAAGCCCCGCGTCGTCCCACTCAGCCACTTCATTCAACTTGTTATCCGCCAACGCAAGCAGGTGCGCGTCCGCAGGATCCAAGTCGAGGTAGCGCACCGGGACTTTGTCCAGCCCGAGCACCTGCGCCGCCTTCAGCCGCGTATGGCCCGCGATGATCTCACCGTCCGCTCGACGGGCGAGAATGGGCGCGGCGAAGCCGAACCTTTTTATGCTCTCAACTACGCGAGGTACCGCGAGATCATTTTTGCGTGGATTTTTGGCCCACGCGGTCAAGGCGCCGATCGGCACCCATTCAGCAGCCATTTCAGCCATGGTGTGTCTCCCATGTGGCCATGGGTGGCCACCTACCTTGTAGCGCTGGACGTGGGCGCGTTTGGACTTGGGTGGGACAAAGAAAAGAACAAATTGTGCTGCAGTGGACTTGCGCTATCTCTTTTATGAGATATCATGAAGTCATGGGTTGGACAGTCGTTGTCATGAACAAGGTGGTTCAACAAGAGATCAACGCTCTTGCTCACGACGTTCAAGTCAAACTCACCAAGCAATTTGGTGACATCGAAGCCCATGGCATCCTTGCCATGCGAGGACCGCACATCAAGCACCTTGAAGGACGACTGTGGGAGATCCGCGTCAGTGGGCGCGATACCATTGCCCGAGCCATCTACGTGACGGTTACTGGCCAAATCGCAGTCGTGGTGCACGCGTTCACGAAGAAGACGGAAAAGACAGCTGCCCGAAATCTTGAGCTGGCCCGAGCTCGGGCGAAGGAGGTCAAATGACAACGAAAAAGAAGACGGGGCGTGAAGAATGGATCCCGTTCAGTGAAATACGTGAAGAGTGGATGAAGAAGCCTGGTTTCAAAGAGGACTACGATGCATATGTCGCTGAATGCAACGTCGCAGACACACTTATGCAGGTTCGCGCGAACGCGAAGCTCTCTCAAGTTGAGCTTGCCGAGCTTATGGGTACTTCACAATCCACGATCGCTCGGCTCGAAAGTGGCCGCGGGAACCCGAGCATTGCCACTCTAGAGCGCTTTGCTGCGGCGACTGGCACACAGATGCGGCTCACGTTCGAGCCCATTCGGAAGCGGGCATGAACGCCTACCGCGATCACCCCGACACCCTTCAAAAGATGCAGCTCGAAAGCGAGCTAGCCCAGGCACGCCGCGAGCTCGCGCAGGCTCGTCGAGAGGTTGAGGTTCTGCGCGTGAAGTTGGCCTGCTCTGAGCAAGAGAACTCGGAGCTGAAGAATAGGTGGAACGCATGAGCACCCTCACCACACAACAAACCGCCGAGCTCTTGAACGTCTCGCGCCCGTTCGTCATCAAGTTGATCGAAAGCGGCGAGCTGCCGTTTCACATGATGGGCGTCCACCGCATGGTTCGAACCGAAGACGCGCTCGCATACAAGAAGGCCTCGTATGAGCGTGCCATAGCAGCTCTCGAGGAAATGGCGGCCATAGATCAGGAACACGGCGTGTACGACAACGGAATGATGCCACCGCGTGAGCGCCGTGAGTATCCTAGCCCCATGATTGAGCTCGAAGATCCCGTCGAAGTCGTCCAGAAAGCCGTTGCCCACCCAGGCCTCGCCCGCGTGCGAGCTGCGACATTTGCGCTGGATGACGGTGAAATTGAACTCGGGTGGTGCACCCAACCCGTGCGCGAGATATGCGACACCCGCGTTACCCCGGACGACTGGCGCGACGTGCGCGAGATGCTTGGGTATCTAGAGGGTTTCTTGGCAGAGCGGCATGACGTCACTCGAGAGCGGCTTACAGCGGCGCTCGAGGTTCTGCGGGCGGCGGTTTGACAGGCACTACCCTGCGAGACGAGGCGCCGCGACGCCGAACAGTTGAAGCTGAATTTCATCCTTCTCTGCCCACTTCAAGTACTCAACAAATGTCAGAGTGTCTGCACCGCGAACCGCCAGCCGTTCTCTATCCTGGTTACACTGGATGCATATCGGCCAGATCTCCCTAAACGTCGCGCGGTCCCGACTATGAAAGTGATCGATGTTGCATGCTGCTGTTCGCTTGCCATCCTCGTCAACGATACAAACCACACGGCACCTGGGGCACATCCCGTTGAAGTATTTCTTCACCGCAGCGAGGTGCCGCGCAACGTCTTTTGGCTTAGGTTCTTTGCGTATTACCGGAAAGCGGGCTGCTAGGCTTTTCACTTCGCCGTCTATGGTATCCATCCTAACGCGTAACTCGCCCACTTCCCCCACAAGCACCGTTGTCTGCTGTTGAAGATGATTGATCGGGACGATCAACTTATCCGTCTGCGCCAACATAAGCGCCATGTGCCTATCGGCCTGACGATCTATCAATTCCAACGCCTTCTCAAGCGTTAGTCCAGACTGCGCAGGGACCAAGGCCCCCGTGCAGACTGCCTCGCAGATCCTGTCGATATGCGCCCGAACTTCGGCCGAGTTAGGTGCCTCGCTCTTCATGCACATAATCCGAGCTTGGCTGCGGGTGAGCCAGTACTCTTGGACTTCGTATTCTCGGGTTGCGCCATTGCCCGTAGACTGGCGCCGCACGGTGTGGCGGCAGTTAATTGCCGCAAATTCGCCACTCTTCTCGGTTCGCTTCAGTAGCTGCGTGAAGTCTCGCAGCCTCTTGTACCCGAGCATGCAAGCTATGTCGTCCGCCCGGAACAACGGATCCTGGCCATCGCTTACGTCTACGGATACGCCCTCGAACTCTCGCAGTGCTAGTGCCGCGCTCATGGCGTCACCCGGTTGCGAAGGTACTCAACCGTCAGGGCATAGGTGCCCCGGAACACGTTCTGCGAGGCAATAAGCCGCACCAGCGTGCTCTTATCCACCCCGATCCTTGAGGCTACCGTCGGAATGCCGAAGTTTGCGATATCGAGTTTGAGTGCGTCGATTTGATCGTCTTGGAGTCTCATATCCAGGCGCTGCGCCTGGTGTCCGCAGATGGGACTATTGGGACGGTGCTATTGCGACGTTGAGGTAGCCTTCTCGGGCGCATACCGAGCCAACAGCAAATCCACGGGGATCAATCTCGAGTCCCCGACGAACTGCACATAGGCCGCATTGTTGAGGATCCGAACGTCCTCAACCTCACCCGTCACGGCCGGATTGGCCTTCAAAACCCACACTGTCCCTACCTGTACGCTCATGGCCCAATTCGTCCCTTTTGGCTCAACGTGGCACAACACCCATAGTCATTTGACTAAATCCGCATCGGCATCACCACGCCGGTGTAGTTGGCGGCGTGGATCACCACCGGATCCAGGCCCGACGAGAACCCCACCCGCACGAGCTCGTCCGACTGCGGCGACAGTGCATCCAGCACATACTCGGGGTGCAGCCCCACCCGCTCGTAGCGCCCCGCAGCGAGCCCTTCGAGCTCAACTTCGTCGGTAGCCTCACCGTTGTCCGGGGACTCGGCACGTAGGGCCAACTTCCCCACCGAGAACGTCAGGGCCATCTGTTCGCCACCCACGCTCACGGCCTGAACCGCCCGCAGTAGCGACGCCCTGTCCAGGGTGCACTCGTGGGACGTGCTTTTTGGAATCACCTGCTCATAGGGCGGGAACGCCGTCTCGACGAGTTGTATACCCAAGAGCGAGTCGCCCACCCGGAAATGCACGGCTCGCGTGCGCAGAATGAGCGCAGCCTTCTCAGCGCCCTCGAGCAGTTTCTTGAGCGTGTTGATGCCCTTCTCAGGCACCACCAAACTCGCAATCGCGTTCGAATCGATATCGGCAGTCGCCATCGCCAGACGATGGCCGTCCGTGGCTACCGCGCGCAGAGTGTTGTCCTTGAGTTCAATGAGCGTCGAGTTGAGGTGGGGCCTCGACTTGTCATCTGAAATAGCCGGCAAAACCTTCAAGAGCGTCGACCGCAACGTGTCCGCCGTGAACTCGAAGCCTTCATCGAGCACCTCGTCGATCGCGGGGCAATCCGACAGAGGCAGCCCTCGCAACGCGAATGAGCGCTTGCCCGCCGTCATCTTGAGCTGGCCGTTGTGCACAGTAAGCGTCGGATCGTCCCCAATCATATCCACCCGCTCAACAAAGTCCTTTGCGTCGACCGCAATACCCCAATCGTCCGATCCCTCACCGTCGATGGATGTCGTGAGCCAAACCGTCAGATCCGTGGCCGCCATGGCGAGCTTACCCGCCCGAGCCTCGAGCTGTATCGATGCCACGTTCGGGGCGCCCTTGGCATTCGCCACGCTGGCCACGCGCTTCGCTGTCCTGAGCAATTCGCTTCGCGAAAACTTCATTGAAACAACTCCATCTGCCCAGCCAATTCAGGTTTCTTGCGTGTAATGAGCACCAGCGCGAGCTTGTCGAGCCGCACTTGCTGCCTCTCGCCCCGAGTCTCTACGTGCCGCATTCGCTCGGTAAGCGTGGTGACCGCATTACGCAGTTCCCCTACCCTTCTCGCAATTGTCTCAAGCAACGTGCTCTGCTCTTCATGCTCTCGCGCGATGAAGTTGACGTCATCCGCACTGGCCAAATGCTTGGCGAAGTCGGGCCAATACTTGCGCAAACTGGCCAGTGTCACCATTCTTGCCCCGTTGACGCGAATGAGGATCTTCGGATCCTTCTCGGCCAACCGGTCAATGAGTCGTCGCATACGCTTTGGGTTCCACCCAACGAGCTTGGCCAGCTCGCCAGACTTCATCGGCACTGTCAAATTCATCAGCCCGCCATTAGTCGTTCGATCCGTTGAACCTCTGCACGAACCCGCGCTTTCTCGCGCGCGTCGTACTCTCGAACAAATACCCTCGCCGCCTCGGCCGCTGTCTCAAGCATCCGCCAGCATTCGTTGCGGACTCGGTTGATCAGCTTCTTATCGCCCTGGCGTACTCGCCCGGCAATAATCGAGGCATATCCAGCCTTCGAGTCCCACTGGTGCTCGGGATCGATACGCGCAGCCCTTGCTGCAAGCCTCGGCATAACCTTGGACTCGGGCACCAGGGCCACCAACGAGATATTCGTCTCGGGCAATCCCAACGCGTGCCGCACCAATTGATCCCCGCCATATCCGGGCGACGCCGGATCAAGGGCCAATTCGAGCACGCGCCTGTCTTGATACGAAATGCGATCGAGTGCGTATCGCACTCTTTCCCACCTAGCCATGTTGGCCCGGTGATGGGTGTTGCGAAACC